TTAAGCCAATACTTCTTGTATATTTTGAGGTACCTGATTTGTCACAACGGCCTCCCATGAATTCACGTTTTGTCCCTTCGTCTCAATCTTTAAATAGTGTCGTTGCTTTAGCCGGTGATCTGCGGTAAATGTCAACCAGCGTTGCTTACCTTGCGCATCGCTGGTCAGCATTCGGTAGGTATAGATATCTTCGCCCATCTGACCAGTCGAGTGGCCGATTGCCTGATTAGTCCGACCATAGACCGTTTGTACCTTAACAAATGGGTTTAAGTTATCCACCGCCATTGCCAGCTCACTCCCCTGATTCTTCGTCATCGTCGGTACAATTAACAATGTACCTACACTAATCATCATAATAATCGCCACCAACCAAACAGCCCATTTTTTATTCATAAACACTATCCCCCGAATTAATTATTTTATTAATCGTATCGGAGTAAAGTTCCTCTGGCTACCCTAACTAGGCTTTCTTAATCAGTTTAAACGATTACTAATCAAATTCGAGTTTCCTTAAACATTAAGGAAATTATTTTAACAATACTTCAATAATTATCGCGCTTTACATGCTATTCTATTAGAATAGGAAGTAGTTTTTAAATCATGGGGGGATTTATCATGCACATGCGGGGTATCAACTTTGTATTAGGTCTCGGCGTCGCGCTCGGCCTGTTAGCAGGCTGTCAGGCGGCTTCACCGGCAACTAAACAAGCCAGCAGTCAATCATCTAAGACTAGCGCTAAAAGCGTTCACAGCTTGGCTAAACACCAAGCACAAGCACGGCCTTATCAACATTGGCATACCGTCAAAGATGTTCACTTGCCTATTTTGATGTATCACAGTATTTCTAGCGGGAACCAGTTACGTGTCCCCGCCAAAGAATTTCAAACTGAAATGACTTATCTAAAGGCACACGGCTACCGAACGCTGACTGCCAATGAAGCCGTATACGCGCTCAAACATCGGCGAATTCCACAAAAGAAGATTGTCTGGATCACACTCGACGATAGCTATAAAGATAACATGACAGCAGCTTGGCCAATTTTGAAACAGACGCACCAACACGCCACCATTAATTTTATTACCGGCTTTACCCATAAGAAAAACCACTTAACCTTAGCTGATGCTAAGCGGATGCAAGCATCCGGTAATATTGATTTTCAAAGTCACACCGTTCGCCATCTGGATTTAAATAATTTAACTTACCAGGTTCAACTTACGGAATTATCAAGTTCCAAAAAATGGCTCGATCATAATTTACAACAGAACACACAAGTTATTTGTTACCCAGCCGGCCGTGCTAATCAGCAGACCATTAAAGCCGATAAACAGGCTGGCTATCAGTATGCCCTATCAACGGCACCTGGCATCGCCACCAGCACACAGAACCCATACAATCTCACTCGACAACGGGTCGTACCTGGAATGTCGCTAACGGCCTTTCAGACACTATTAACGAGTAATAATTAATTCATAGGACCCTTACTTGTGACACGATCCCAAAACCCTTTTTTATGAGCGCTTAACAGTGCTGTTGTGATCACAACAGCCAAAACGCAAAATTGGGGTTTTAATTTGATACCAATTAGCAAAAGAGAAGCGTCATAATGCTGATATACCAGCATTATGACGCTTCTCTTTTTATCTACCGACGTCGACTTATCACCCGCACGGTAGTTATACCATTAAGGGTAGCACGCTATAAATGCCATTTATAAGCCATTTCTGAAAAAGAGAGATTTTTAATTTACAAATCGTGGAAGAGCACAAATTAATTTAATATTGGCCCTTTTTTTGATGTTTTGCTTTTTCTACTATTATATACCAACTTATTATCTTAAACACAAAAAAATCCCCCACGCCGAAACGCAGGGGAAACGTTGCAGAGTGATCAAGCTCCACAACAAATGAAAATCTATCAAGTTATAGCCAGTAGTTATTATAGCACTATTTTGCCGTTTGTGAGGCGGATTCTGACGCTGTTTCAGTGTCAGATGATGCAGAACTATTCACTACAGCGACTGTAGACGTTGGCGCTTGCGCTTCGTCAGCGGCCTGATTAGCTGCTGCTTCGACTTGACTTTCCTCTTTACTATCAACTGTTGGTGCCGTCACTGTTTGAACGTCAGTAACAACTCCAAGCATACCAAGGATCGTTAGTACAGTGTTGATAACAGCGACAATGGCTGACCAGTCACCGGCAAACTTGATGCCAAATACAGCTAGTACCTGTTGAATCAAAACGATCAACAGTGAGATAATACCTGCAATCAGTTTGCCATTAAATGAGCCATCTGCATTCTTAAAACTAATTTTTTTCATTTCCTTTGGCTTCCTTTTCATATAGGTGTTTAAATTCAATGTCATGACCATCTAACCGGCCTTCTACCTTAATGACCCGATTTTCAATCGCGTTCATTGTGTCGGCATTTTGCTGTCTCACTTTTAAACTTTCATCGGTAAAATGGCTCAGCCGCTTGCCTAAATCGTTAAGCGGGATACGGACCGTCTTATTGAGAATCCAATTAGCTAATACACAAATACTAGTGACAATGGCAACAATCGATCCCCATTCATCCCAACCTAATCCTAATAGTGTATGCAATTACCGCACCACCAATCGCTGGCCAGGATAGATAGTGGTGTAAATCGTCTTGCCGTTCTGACTAGCTAATGTAGTCATACTTAGGCCGTTGCGTTGTGCGATTGCCCACCAGCTGTCGCCAGACTTGACTGTGTAGTACGTATGAGCGGCACCACTCTTTACATATTCCAGCGTATTACTTGCCGGGCCAGTTGCTAGATAACCATACCCATGTGAACGTGGTTGACGCACCCAACGATAGCCACCTTGAATAATGGCCTGGTCCGTCTTAACCGTGGTTCCAGCTGGCAAAATAGTGATCGCATTTGATGACGTTGACGCGCCTGTGCGCAGCTTAACCGCAGTCTTGAGTGTGTAGGCCTTCGCTTCCTTGACCCACTTGGCTGACGTAGATGGCTTGGAAGTGTTTTTGTTGGCTCCCTGGTTGTTGGCCTTAACCGCATCCTTATTGGTCGGTTTTACCGTTGATTTTTGACCAGCTGTGTAGTAATCAGTATAAAGTTGACTAACGTCAAACCCACCGTAACTAATCCGGAAATGGGCTGACCCAGACCATTGCCAGGCATTGTTATTCGTATACCATTTCTGACCAGACATGACATAGGGGTAGCCAGCAACCCACCCTGTTTTGCCCTTGATGGTCATCTTGTTGTTAGCCCATGATCCAGACGTGTAAATGTCGGCCCGATAACCAAACTTCTGAATCTCTTTCATGAAGGCGGCATTGTTGCGGTCATTGGTTGCTTGTGACAAGATTCCTTGTTCTTCAGCCGATTCTACGTCCGTTGCCAATACTGCGCCCACCGGTAACCCGGCCGCTTTGGCTGCCTGACCAGCATAATCAGCTTCGGCAATCGCTTGGGCCTTAGTTTTATAATGGGCAAAATGATAGCCGTTGACGTATAAGCCAGCCGCTTGACCATTAGCGATATTGCTAGCAGCATAGCCATCTTTGAAGGTTGTGCCTTCACTAATCTTAACGGTGAGCGCCTTAACACCAAACTCGTTACGCATCGAAACATACTCAGTGGTACTCATATAGCCGTTGTTATTCGACACATCCACCATATCCATGCGAGCAGCCTGACTGGTAACATTGACCATTAAAAAGGCCATAAAAATGGCGCCCACCGTTAAGATGAGTGCCTTTAACTTGTGCTTATTCAATTGTCTACCCCCCTAATTTAATACGTCTTCTTTATCGGCCGCGGTCTCATCTATTTTAATTCAAAATAAAAAGGACTAGGCTGCGTAGTCTGTCCCAGTAATTTCTTTATACTGGTCAGCGGTGATGAAGTTCAAAACAACGTATGCTCTAATTGATTGCCCCGCACCATACATCATTTTCGCAAAATCATAGAATCCGTTTTCCTTACTATTCATTGTCCTGCCTCCTTGGTTTCCTGGCTTGATCCACTAATTTGCGTCTGTAGTTGTGCAACGGCTTGAACTAACTGGTTTAGTACCATCTCCGATGTTGACGGCTGACTAGGCTCACTAGTTGATGGTTCATAGTCTGGATTAATACTGATTGCTCCATCTACATACATATATTTGTAAGGACTAAAATTATCATCAAAAAAACCTTTTGGTAAGATTGCCTGGTCAATCTCGATTGAGTTATTCAAGTCCCCGATCATAGCATACCCTGTAATGCAATTATCAGAATTAATTGTTACCTTCATCATTTTAACCCTTCAATCTTTGTAATTTTTGTATCAGCACTTGTAGACACTGCAAAGGAACCATTAGTATCCTGTACTGTTTTATTTCGGGTTATCTTTAGATTCGTATTATCAACAATAGATAGCATGACTTTCCCATTTACAAAGCTTGGCGTAGCATCTGAACCGAGCACATCCGCGAAATCATACATATTATCTGTGGTGATTGGAGATGTCTTAACCACATATCCACCAGTAAAATTAATTGTCACCCTTAAATTACGATAGTTATTTATGTTATCCGACAGTTTTATTCCTGAACCAACCTCAGATACTGCCCCACTCCACAGCTCCTTTACCCGTTCTTGTTTAGTCCAACCATCAGGATAAAGCATATAACTCTCAGGAGATTTGTTATATTCCCACATTTCGCCAGTAATTGTGCTCATTGCTCGAATAAGTTTTCGATTATCAGTCGAAATCAAAACATCGACTATAAAATGGTCGCTAGTTCCGTCAGGTGTGTTAACCAAACCACTCCCAGTCCAGCGGCCGACAGGCATTTTAAGAATATCTTTTTCAATCGGATAGATATTATCAGTAACTAGATACTTCCCTAGTGCTTGACTTAAATCTTGGACATGTTGACGGGTCATAAAACCGTTGTGCATTTCATCAGCCGGTAGATGAGCATCATCTGTGTTACTTCCAATATGTGATTTAACAATTTTATATAAATTTTGAATAGTTTTTTTCTGTTTCAAAGAAGTCCCCCCTTACTAGTAGTCGTATGTCTGGTCAGTTGTGCGACCAAATCCATAGATTTTGATTTTTCGATTAGCAGTATCAATAGCAATCACTGCCCAACTATCTTGTTTTTCGGTACCATCATCTGTATCTTCAAAAAATGAATTATCAAAGACATAATTCTTAATACCAGCATATTCATTAACTATTTGCTTATGAAGGTGCCCACAAAAATAACCCACTAATGTACGTGGACCTTGCCCACTAAATTCTGCATTAACACTAACATTGAAGTCAGCGATAGACGAAACCCCAGAATAATCTTGGCCATTCTTAAAAGCATTCAGCAGATTAAGCAAGATGTCAAAATTGACATGTCTTTCCGGATTATTAGGGTTGCTGCCATCAACTGATGGGTCTAAGTGCGCATGCCCAAAAACTACCACATGATAATCTTCTGGAACGTTCTGCAGTGCTGTATTAGCCAGCCAATCGAGTTGCTTTTGGCGAACAGCTTCTAACCATATTGGTAAATATTTTTCATAACCGCCATCCGTTTTGATCTCAGGGTCGTCATTAGTGTTAATGCCAATTAAGCGAATCTTCTTATCTGGGTAATCCTTGTAGAAGTATAGACTATCTCCGTCTCGCAATTCTCCATTCTCATTGTCGTTTGTGCTCCACAATTCTTTAATATCATCTTGGTGAATATAATCATCGAACGGTAATTGATCTTTCTCGTATCCATAGTTTATAAGTCTTGACGACCCTTGGTCATGGTTCCCCAACAACATAAAATGGTCGCTCTCTACGGTGCTTGCTTTTAGGGCAAAAATCTCAGACTGTTTCTTGATTACATCTAGTGAACGAGAACCCGATTCAGTATTGTCTCCACCGCAGATGAATGTGTCAACCAACCCGTCTAATTGTTGAATATTAGACAGATGATTCAAAGAGTCGTAGTATTTTGTTCGGCCATAAGCAGCATAAGGACGGCTGGCATTATAATTTTCTTCCCAATGTGTGTCTGTAATAAATCCGATGTTAAAGTCAGTGCTTTTCATTTTCGACTTGGTGCGGTCAATACCTGCCTTATAGGCTTCTTGTAAGGTACTATCTGGTATTGCTCTATTAACTTGACCATAACCATCTTCAATTTCATTCAAACGGTCCGACAAATTATTGTGCCCACCACGAGCAATAACAACTTCACTATTCAGTGCACCGATTCCTGTTTTGAGTTCAGCCTGTATTTGCTTATTAAATTCATCCAACTTGCCATCAAGGTCAGCTTGTGTCAACAATCCATCACTCTTGATCTGCGCTTCCAGCTTGGTTAACTGTTGCTGGACCAAATTAACTGTGGTTTGGACTTTAGCATAGTCCCCATTTAAGTCAGTTAGTAAAGCAGTTACCTGCTGTTTCCAATCATTCATGGATGCGCTAAATGTGCCTTTGCTAGACGTTAGTAAATCATTGAATGCGTCTATAACCTTCTGCAGCTCAGTTCTGAACGGTGCCTTATTAACAAACATATCGGGGTTACCGTTATAGACATGGAACCAAATATTAAAAGTAGTTACCCGTTTACCGTCAGCATTTTGCAACCCCAAGAATCCGTAGAAATAACCTTCCTGTGGGAACATGGTTCCGGGAAGATTCATCTTCACTCGTCCTAGGCCAACAATATCATCGCTAGTTCCGACATAGCTGACGGCTTCACCAGTCTCAGCGGTCACTTGGTCGTTTTCATCAAGGCTGCCCACGAAGCCGGTCATAAATGGCACTAGCCCATCTTCAAATTGCTGCGCTAAGCCCCGCTCTTTAAACTGTACGACCAACGGAACCTGTTCATCGCCCACCCGGCCGTTGAAGCTATCACTCAAATTAAATGCATCGCCCGAACCAATTTGTTGCTTGTACGTATCTAATGTAATCGTACTAATCATTTACTCACCTTCCTTTGTAGTATCCACTACCTTGCCATCCACAATTGCAATTGGCACATCATAATCAGACAAGATTTTAACGATGGACTGAACGTTCGCATCTCTAATTTTATTGTCATCTTTGATATTTTTTAAATCCTGATTAATCTTATCCTGATCCGAATTCAGCCTAGCCTGGGCACCATCTAAATCATTCAAAGCCTTTTGAATTATCGTAAAGTTATTCGCTAACTTTGAATACCAGTTATGATCAAGCGGTAGGTTTGTTAATTCATCAGTTGCTAGCTTATCTTGTTCCATTGTCATTCACCTTCTTCCACGTTATATTCCCGTTATTATCAATAGATGGTTCCCAGATACTACCATCAGGAGATGTTAATTGATTATTTTTTTGAATTAGATCAATAACTTCTTGCTTTGTATAGTACGTGTCAATATTTGGTATATCCGGTTTATCGCTGACGTCTTCCCACTTTATTGGAAAGCGTCCATTAATAACAGCAACCGCATCAGTTACTATTTTTACTGCATTTTTTAAGGCAATACTCATGAAATTTCACCTAGCTCATTTAATTTATCAATCGTATCATCATCAGTGATTAAATCGCCATCTTGTAATTCATCTAATGCTACTTGGAATTGGTTAATTGTTTTACCAACGTTATCATGAGCATTAGTAATGTGTTTAAACATGGCAACATTAATATCGTTGACTGCCAGACTAGCATTATCAAACGTAATCGTTGGCAATGAAAACTGATTAAACGGATTACGTTCATAACCGTTAAGTGCTACATTAGTTTGCCAATCAAGGTTAGACATAATTAATTTGACAGTTTCACACTGCCTAATAATTACATCCCAAGCAGTAGTCGTAAGTGTTGCAATTGGTTGTGCTTGAACTGTTTGTCGAGCATATTCAGTCATGGATTCTTGATCAGTAAATCGCTCATCACTGAGCGGATCCCCACGTTGTAATCCCCACTCTTTCACACTGTCATCATCACGATAAGTAAAGTCAACTTGATACTTAGTTTGCGAGTCGTTAGTGCCGCTGCCTTGATCAATCGGTTTGCCCAAACAACGAACCTCATTGACTAAACTAGTAGTATCGAGGGATACCTTAACGTCTTCAACATCATGTTGATAGAATAAAGCATCAATGACGGGCTGCTGTTTTAGATATGTTGCGCTATAAAAGGTAATCTGTTGGTTATCAATAGTATAACTTGCATCGAATTTACTAACATAGTCTTGTAAGAATTTGCTAAATGATGAATTTCCTAGATTTTCGATTTGAATTTTAGGAAAATCACCAATAAAATTAGCGGTTATCCCTTGGTCGTTATTAGCGATCATGAAGTTAACGGCATCATTCAAGCCATAAGTTAAAGTTCCTGTTTTAACATTATTCTGACGAACATTATTAGCTAATCGATAAAATAAATGACTAGCCGTAACTTCATAGACTGATAGTCCATTAGAAACCGTCTTGGTGCACTGAGCAATAACATAGCTTTGTCCGTCATAATGAACAATATTTTGCACATCTAACAGCTGAATAGCCTGTTCATAAGCCAAACTATCAGTAATGGCAAATGTCACTTGCCACTTTTCATTGACTGTCCAAGACTCTTTAAATGTCTCTTGCAAGTCAGCTAGTGGCAACCGCTCTCTTTGCTGGTTAAGCCGATCACTGATAGTTAGCTCTGGATATTGAATCATCAATTTAGGTACTTGAAATAAAAGCTAACAGTACAATTCAAATCTTGACAACCAGTAATCTTGAAATGATTGTTACCGCTGGCTAGCCGGATAATACCGTTGTCGGTATTAATTCCGGCTGCTTGCCCATTAATTTGTGGATTTACGCCAATTAGATTAAACGTATCCCCCGTTGTTAATGTTCTCGTACATGTAATCGAATCGCCAGTCGTTGTGTTAGCGATTGTCGGTGAACCAATGCCGGTCAATGTAATATCCAAATAATCGCCCTGCACCAGGGGATCAACTGGTAGTTCACCAATATTATTGACATCAAATTCAGATGTGTTGAATACATAATTCACTGTATCAGTCGGTAGTCCTAAGCCAATATTTGGCATCTCGTTAATATGAGTTGACGACATAATACTTTGTGCAACCCCAGTAAAGTTATTTAATGTGACAGTGATCATCATCATCTTGTCACCATAATATTCAGCAGCGATTGTCTTTTCGCGAACGTGATACATACGGCCACCACCATTGTCAAAGGCAACCCAATAATTATGACGTCGTATTAGAAAGTTTGACAATGAATGGAAAGTTAGCTTTTCATCAGCATCGCCGTGACAATAGGCAATGAACTTCAAAACTAGATCCCGTTGATCCAAGCGACTACTAGCGAGCTGTTGACCATCGCGTGTGCCTGCAGTTCGGTAGGTATCGGCAATTACAGGTGGCAACCAGTCAAAATCAATTAGATACACGTTACTTAAATTGGAATTATCAAAAATTGATTGCCAGGCTTGACCATCTTCACTCAAGGTGAGTTCAATCGGGTCAAAACTCAGTGGGTTCGTATATTCGCCAAATAAATAAGCGTGCGGTTTATCCGTACGCTCTGAAAATACTTGCATATTAACCTCCTAACTGTTCTGCATCCTGAATGTCTGAGCATCCTTTTGACGCAGCTTAGCAGCCAAATCGTCTAATAACTCTGGCTTCTTATCAGCGATAATTTGCAACAACGCATTAGCTTGCCGCAACAGTGAATTGGTCTCGGCACTATCATCTTCATGATTGTTAGTAGTCTGAGTTGAGATAGGTTGAGCACGCATCGTTGTGTCCATCGCCTTAGCTAATAACGGATAAGCCGTGACATCATAAGGATTAATTACAAACTCATGGTGTTGGTTATTATCGCCAATGATTGCAGTTTGCTCGTCAAATACTTCGCCACCATGAGCAAATCGGCGACTACCTTGAGGGCCACTATGCAGCCAATCAACCTTTGGAACACCCCAGATAGAAGTATGTCCAATACTGTTTCGCCAATCAGAGTTGTTGAAGAAAGCTAACAGTTCATCGAGCGGATTCATTCGATTAGTATGTCCTGGCATCGCAAAAGCAGCAAATGTTCCTGGTGTATATTGTAAGATACCACCGGCTTCATTACCGCCACTATTCATATCATGAACAGTTTGAATGACAGATCTACCACCGGATTCACTCATGATGGTTGCTTGTAAAAGATCACTGAACCCTGCTGGAAGACTATCAATGCCCATCATCTTGGCGGCTTTTTCAATTAAGCCTGGATTGTAGTGACCAGCTTTGCCGTCAGATACTTCAAGTTTTTTCTGGGTGCTTTTTAGCATTTCCTTGAACTTATCCACTGCTATGCTCGATAGCTTTTTAATAGTGTCACTAGCTAATTCACCAAAACTGGATGCCCCTTTAAATAAACCATCAGTGGCTTTATGCAGCAGCTTGGAAATATTGCCAAGCGGATCTTTGAGAAACTTACCAACAGCTTTGGCCTTGTCACCAATCCATGAGCCAATGTCAGATAGCTTGCCTTTAGTCCAATTAATCGCGTTGCCAACAATACCGCCGTGTGCATAATGATCAACACCGGCAGACGCCATAATAGCAGCCGTTTCATCGCCATTGTATACTCGTGTACCAGCTGGCAAAGGTAGCACTGCATTGCGTTGATGTGTCATCTTAAGCTCACCAGAAGGTAGTTGTAACAGTTCTTTCCAATTCTGACCGGCACCATCGTTAACCATCGATAAACGAGTATGCACGACACCACCTTGAGCAAACTTAACTGGCTCTAAATGGTGAATACTGGTTTTATGACCAGTAAAGAATTTCCAAACCGAATCAATAGCATCTACACCGGCATTAATAACACTCAAAACGCCGTTAATACCGTCTTGGGCTGCCTGTTTGATACCTTTCCATACGTTGCTGAAAAAGTCTCCTAATCCCTGCCACATACCGTGCCAAACGGTGCTAATTGCATCTAATACTGATGAAATTACATCGTGCATGCCGTGCATGTAAGATTTAATTGCTTGCGATAAGGCTTTCCAAATATCTGAAAAGATGTGTTTAATATCTCCCCAAACTTTGCTCCAATTGCCATGAATAATATCAAGGACAGTCTGAATAACGTCAGAAATGACATTCATTGCCCCAATAATTAGCGGCTTAATAACGTTCCAAACGGATTTGACTACCGTGCTAATAACATTCCAAGCAGCCTTCCAGATTGCTTTGATAATATCCATTCCGGCTGATATAAGACCTTTAATCACAGCCATGCCTATATCAATAATTGGCTTAATGATCGCCCAAGTTTTCTTTACTTCAAATGATATAAGCCCCCAGGCAACTTTCCAAACTGCACTTACCACAGCCATACCAAGCTTGAGAACTTGCTGGACCATCTTAACCCCAGCCGAAACCACTGGCTTAATCGCTTTCCAGACTGCTTGAACGGATTTAACCGCCGCTTTGAAGAAAGGCCCGAATGTCTTTTTAATCCATGTTACAGCATCACCAAGCCACTTAGTAACGTTCCTATACCAATCTTTGATTGTATTAATAAGCCCGTTTACGAAATCACGGAACTTTTTATTGTGCTTATATAACTCAACTAAAGCAAATATGATTGCCGCAATGGCTGCAACCCAAATGCCGAACGGAACTGCTTTTAGTGCTGATCCAAATGATTTTAGGACACCAGATCCACCCTTTAATGAAGACATAAACGCGGTTACTGGCTTGCCAAGATTCTTTAAACCGGCGGTTATTTTTAAATTATCGTTAACAGACTTGATACTACCAACGAATTTGCTGACATTTTTCAAAACAAACGCTCCGGCTAGTATTTTTCCGAAAGTTTGAATAGCTGGTCCATTGCTTGCTAATGATTTTAAAGTGCCAGCTAGTCCGCCTACGGACCTTGAAGCATCTTTACTGTTATTTGATGCTTTACCAAGTGGATTAATTAGAAAACCGAGTACTGAAACCACATCATTAATAGCTGCGCCCACAACTTTAAACGCAATAGTCAGGCTGCTCTTAACAATGCTGCCAAATGCTTTAATATTGCCAGCATTTTTGGCGAGCCAAGCCGAGAGTTTGTCGACTGACTTACCAGCATCTTCAACCATCTTATTCAGGGAATTTGTAAATCCTTTGCCAGTGAAATTATCGCCAGCAAAGGCTTTAGTAACCATAGCAAATCCTTTACTTACTTTGTCTCCCAAGTCTTTAAATAAGTTCTCGGTATGAGTTTCAGATACCCATTTAGAAATGGTGCCGAAAATTGGGTTTTGTGCTTTTAACAGTGGCTCTTCAATGTCACCTAAAAGTTTAGGCATTTGCGCTTTAACTGTCCGTTGCATACCAGTCATGGTCTTTAACATATTGTCGGCCGCTTCACCATACTTGTCATTACCTAATTCAGTAAATACACTTTCAAGGTCTTTACCAGTGATTTTTCCTTGGCGAGCCATATTGCGCATCCCTGCAACGGTTGTATGTTCATGCTTGGCTAGTGCTTCATCAATCATTGGAAAGTAAGCGCCTATTTGATTTAATTCGCCGGCAGATACCTTACCAGTGGCTAACCCATGCACCATATCCTGAGTAACCGACTGCATTTGATCGCCAGTCAGCCCGACGGCATCGCCCATGTTCAACATAGCTTTTGACAAGTCATCAGCTTCAGACTTACTAGAATGTAAATGATAGAATCCTTGCTCCAGCTCATTAACTAGATCACTCGCTTGACCAGTCTTCTTGCTTAAATCATTGATTGTGCTGACCATGCCTTTGGCTTGATCAGCTGATCCGGTTAAAGTCGTCCATGTTTGCAACATAACCTGCTGCTCTTTGTCAAAATCATAGCCGGCCTTGGTTGCTTCAACAATGCCATCTTTTACTTTGTCATAAGCGCTATACAGTGCATTGCCGACAAATGTGCCTTCAATAATATCACGTAATCGGTGCCCATTTTCCTGTGTTTTCTTGGCACTTTCATTAAACTTTTGGAATCCCTTACTGAAGCCGTCTTTTACTTTTAGAAATAATGAATGTTCCTTGGGAACTTGTTTAATTCGCTCGCTAAGATGTTTGAACATATCGGTGAACTTATCCTTAGCACGCAAAAATACAGAACGCTCCTTAGGAACGTCCCGCACTTTACGTGAGAAGAGGCCAATATTTTCATCATTGATTTTTGACTTTAATGTCGTCACAACATCATGTGGAATTTCTTTGAGATGGTCAATTAGGCCACTAATCTTTTCACGGATTGAGTTGCTTGCATTAGTGACTTGATCCTTATACGCATTAAAGTTAGTTTTGGCTTCGTCCATTGCTTCTTTCTGCTTAGAAGCATAGTTGTGCCACTGTTCACCGCTTTCACTAACTTTAGATCCCATGCTGGCAGCGGCACGAACTGCTTCGTCCATTGCTTGGCGTGCATTAGCAACCCCTTGGCTAATCTGATCCATAAATTTCCACACGAATGTTTTTTCAACAACAGCACTCATTAATTGACCTCCTCTCTATTAGCTTTGGCTGCCATCAGTTTTCGATACATAGCCATTTGAGGCGTATCAGGTTGTCGTTCTTCGATAGTTCGATAATCAGTTAATTTGCTAATCTCATTTGCAATTTGTTCATCGGACCGTTCTACAACTTCGCCTAACGGTTGACTGAGTTCGACACCATAAGTTGCCTGTGGCATTAAGCGAGCGTGCATTTGCTCGCGTTGCTGATTAAGCATATTGACCTGATAGCCATGCCAAACAGCTTTAAACTCAGCTGGTGTTAACAGTTCTAATTGTTCAGGCGTTAGCCCTGCGCTTCGGGCGTAGCTGATTGCGGTGTACCAGGTTGCAGAACTTTGTCCAGCTTTTCCAGTTGTGCTTGTAGTTGTTCCATACCCAATTGATCCTGGTTGTATTGGTCGCTGCCCTCTTTTTCCGAGTCCAGCTTCTTCTGCATAATATCTAGGATCTTGTTGTATCCTTTGACAAAACTGGTAAGCTTCCGCGCTAAAAAATTATCAGCATGTAAAGATTGAATGATGTCAGAATAAGCAGCGTTAGTCTTGTCATCGTCAGCAAAAATAGTGTCTTCAAGTGCTTCTACTACTTTGTCACGGCTAGGTTGTGAACGTTTAAAGTAAGCCAACGCGTAATAGTAGGCATTCACAATTTGATCCGGGTCTTCGTCTAATAAACCATCAACAAGGACGTCAAAACCGTCGCGGCCGTTTTCACTGAGTTCTTTCTTTACTTGGTTAGCAAACGCATAGTTAAGCTTAGGGGTACAAGTAGTACCATCAATCATTAAGTTTTCCATAGTTTAAATTCCCTCCATTATTGTTGTGGTTTAGTATTAGTACCAGCCGCCGGAGCAGTTGTTGCGCTGCCACCAATATCAGTATTATGAGCGAAGTCAAACATCTTTAACCCGTCGGCTAATAGTTGCGGATCTAATTCAGCAACATCTAATACACCATCTTGAGTATTGCCATCAATGTTGTAGGTGATATTAGCATGTAACAAGTTGTTAACTGCTTCGGTTTCCGGCAACCCATTAGGCTTAGCCATACCAAATTCAGCAGGTACAGACGCAATATTTCCACTAGCATCTAAAGTTGCTTCGTTGAAGTCCATGCGCCAAATGCCAACTGCGACATCTTTCTCAACCGCCTTTTTAAGTCCATCATGGATTTTGTCACCGATCGTCCAATACGAATCAACGACAAATGTTTCAGTTCGTGCCCCAGACGTGTGAACCACGCCTTGTTTCAAGTTAACTGCCGAACTTGCACGAGTATTAGTTGTACTAGAAGCAGCTTGTAATCCCAACATTTGAATCAGAGTTGCTTTATCATCCCACGGGAACTTGATCCCGTATAAAATTTTGTCAGCACTTTTTGTTTGTAGCTTTAATCCAGCCATATAGTGTTTCCTCACTTTCCATAAACGAAAATATCAAATAAATAAGCCAACCGAGTTAACGGCCGGCCTTCTAAACTGTTATCACTTAATTTACGCATTGACGAACTGTCATACTTAGACGGCCATTCGGCTAGTTTCAATCGTTGCATAGCATTGGCAACTTGACGGCCTAATGCGTATGCTTGACCAACATTAGTTACATCAGTATAGACATCGACAGCCACAGTGCCTAAGAAATAATCCAAAACTTTAATATCAGTTTGCTCTTGCTCATTCTGCAAACTAACAACTATCTGTGGGAACTTGGTTGGCCGTTGCTGGCCGAAGTCATAGACTGGAACGTTCAATGCTCGCAGGCATTGTTTAACGCTTAATAGCAGGTCTTCCTCCGGTGACATATCAATCACTCCCCAATACTGCCAAACGCATGATACGCTCGAATTCATTATCAAGCCTCATCGCTACTTTTTCGCCGGTAGGCTTCATAAACGGTTCGGCAGCCATTCTATAAGTGCCGTATTCTACATAGACACCATAGTAATCAACGCCGTCTTGACTGGTGATTGGATTCTTACTGCCGCTACCAGCAATGGCTGCCAATGCCCGCTTCTGATCTGCGACTGTTGCCATTGGCTTAATCGACACTGACTTACCATCGTCACTAATCTTGATCTCTAGCATCCCTTGCAAAGTACCCGTTGGCTCGTAACCAGACTTACCATGTCCAACTTGAGTGCGTTCTAAGCCTTGTGCAGCCTCTTGTTCGCGTGCACCAGCATTCTTGATAAATACTTTGCTAAGCGCAACGGCTCGCCGATATTCCTTATTGGCTTCTTCTAGTGCCTCTGGCATCCTGTTACGTGCAAGCCATCTGGCAGTCTCAAATAGTTGGTTAAAATAATCAACGTCAATCGAGAATGTAACGACAGGTATTTGGTCATAGTTATTCGCCATGTAGTATCACCTCGTTATGAATAATGTAGAACGCCGTTTGCTTATCATGCTGACTAACTTTTTGAATCTCATGAATTGTATCGTTATCACCTTCAACATGTTCACCATCGAAGCCAATTGCGTCGGCCTGATAATGTCCATAGACACGAATAACAGTTGCGTTGTACACCGTGCCATTTGGTGCAAATGTTAAATTGACCTGTTGCATATTGGCCCACACGATTTGGCTTCGATAACTCACTTGATGATTAAGGCTGTCGGGGTCTTCATCAGGAAGCTTAGTTAACAAATAAACTTTATCCGGATAGCGCATATTATCACCAACCAATCGCAGTAGCACCACGAGTAGTATTAACTTGACCATCAATCCAAGCTTGCAGGTCTGGGTAATAAGGCGCTAGATCGTTAACATCGAATTGAAACGACAGTCCTTCTTCAGCATGAGACTTTTCGCCCTCGTTGTGAAACTTATTGAACTTAGTTACAGCTAAGTTTTCAACGATATAATCCAATCCAGCAGGTAAACCTTGAAATCGAATTGCCCTCCCCAGATACAGGATAATTGCTTGTTTAGCATGGTCAATATACAGTGTCAATCTAGCTTTCTCATCATCAGTAGGTTCAATGCCTAACAAAGTGATAACATGCTTTAAATTTAGATCACTCATAGGGCACCCCTTAACTATTTACCAGTCGTTGGTGTAGTCGTTGCTGCAGGAACAATAGCATCAGCACTAGTTACAAACTGTGCCATTGGAATCAATTTTTGATCGTAGACTTTTGACCAATTAGTACCATCTGCTAAGTCAGCCATTGAAGGATAAGTTTTGCCAGGGTTCTTAGTAACGAAGTTGCTTTCGTTCCAAGATAAGCCTTGTGGTGCAAAGACAAACCGGCGACGATTGATAAGATAGTCTACACCGTGGTTCTTTAACGGATCACGATTAGTTTCAACCGCATTAGTGACTGGCAATTCAGAGTAGCCAACCGCACCTTGAGCGAATAAATAACTCGTGTACTTGCCATTATCGACTGGTAAGCTATCATCAACTACAATTTGAACGCCCTTAATCTTGTCACCAGCGTCAGGTGCTTGGATTGCTGTTGGCACGTTGCCATTGCCGTTTAAGACAAAGGTGGAGTTATTATGAGCGTCAACTAAGTTTGCATCTTGTAATTGACGGAGAATATCAGAATGAACTGCTACAATGGCCAAGTCTTTATACCGATCTCCCAATAAGAAGCGGGCCTTGTTAAAGTTCTTTAAGCTGAACGTGGTATCAGTCTTATCAGTCGTAGTGTCTAATTGGTTGACACCTTTCATGCTGGCTGAACTGAATACCCCTGTGAGTGTTTGTAGTAATAGTTTTTCATAGACGTGTGACCAGTAGTCGCTAACTTGATCACCAATAGCACTTAATGGATCTGCTCCTGATAGTTCTGCCGATAAGTCAGTTGCACTCCAAGCTTGATCAAAACCTAATTTGCGGGCTTGTGCTAAGTCGGTGGTAATCTTGTTGACTAATAAGTCCGTTGTGTCATCTGGCACTTGAGGATCATCGTCAGCTAGTGGCTTAAATAATGGCATATTGGCCACTTTACCAGCACCTAATAATGCTGCAATTTGTGGAACGTTTTGAACGACACCGCTCGTGAAGAAAGCGTTGTTTTGTGTTGATTTTTCAGCTAAATAAGCACCCCAGTTTTCAGGGATTTGCATATCACTTAATTGTGTAATATTTCCGTTTGCCATAATTCATATCTCCTTATTTTCCAACATAGAACGACTGACTAATGGGTTGAGCACTAGCAATTAATTGCTGAGCCTGTTCTTTGTCGGTATTGTAAATTTCAGTTTGTTTTGTTAAATTCCAGCCATCTTTAGACCATGGATTATCAGTACCCGCTTCTAGTTGCGAAGTATTGTTATTCCCGGTAGTGACGGCTTGCTTGCCAGTCAATAACTTTTCAGTAGCCGTTTGCACTTGACTATCAACGTATTTCTGCAATAGTTCCAGATTATCGCTTGTGGAATCTTCGTCAGCGCCCATAACTAGTGGCAACATATCAGGGCTAATCCCTTTGTCGAGTAACATCGACTTTGTCTTGTATTCCTGAATCTGAGTTGCTAATTCTTGAGTGTGCTTAGCCATATCAGCCTCGCGTTGTTTACGATCAGCTTCAGCCTTTTGTTCAGCGGTCATTTTAGCTCGTTCTTCGGCCTGCTTTTGCGTATCGACCAACTGCTTTTTAAATTCAGCTTGCTGTTGATCAAGTTTCTTAGACCACTTGGCATGCTGTTGACCAATCAATTCATCAATCTTAGCTTGTTGTTCATCAGTAAATATCACCGGTTCATCAGGTTGCTTGCCATCTTCAGGGGTGGTTTCCGGATTCTTTGGTTCTTCGCTCATTAGATAACCTCCATTTAACGTCTGTCGACTCAATTCGTTTAACGCCCGTCGGCTAAAAAGGTGCATAAAAAATAGACCTTTTAATGCCATGTCCAGGGCAATTGGTTATTAGTTAAGTTCACTTAAGACATCTTTGTAGTCCATTTGTACCGGTATTACATTGCAATGACAACGTGGATGCAGTGGGGGAACATTCATTCCTACCACAGCATCTTTAATTTCAACGATCGTACCATCATGGCCCTCACAATATCTGCAAACATGAGGATTATCACGGGTGACAATCTTTAGCTTGGTAAAGCCTAAATTGTTGTATTGCTTGGCACATTCCCGCGTCTGAGTTGCTTTGCTCTCAGTAACTAAAATACGCTCCATATCAGCCTTAGTTGACATGTAGCGCTTTTGCATTGCTGTTTCCCATAAATCTTCATTTGGATTAGGCTTGCCAGCAACGCCTAGTTCTTGTGTAACCGTTTTGCTAATGGACTTAGGATTGACATGATTTTGCATTTGGAACTTGATAATGTTGTCTAAGTCAATCGATAACTTATTAGCGTGCTTAAAAATTAAGTCTAGTGAGGTATTCTCAGGCTCATTTTGAGCGGCAACTCGATACAAAGCACGCCGTCTAAGCTGTGTATTGTACCCACCAAGTCCACTACCAGTTAACTTAGTTACCTGTTGAACGATGTCTGCCTGCTTAGCTTGAACTAACCTGTTAACCTTTAGTCCCATGTTAGCGACATTAACGCGTGCTTGAGCCTGGGCTACATCTAGATTAGTTTTGTAAGGCAGATTATTTAATAACGTGGCTAAGACTTGTTCTTCCTCGCGATTAGCGTTTTGCTTTAGCTCAAGCACTGCATCGGTTAACTCTTTAATGTCTGCGTCATCAGCATTATCTTGCCAGGTTACATTTTTGTGCAGAAAATAGGTTAAATTCTTAACCTGTGCATGATGCGAACGTTCAATAATACTAATCAACTGTTGAAAGACTGGGTCCTTAACATCTAAAATCTTTGCTAAAGCATGGGCCAGTTTATTAATGTCCATAATCAGCCTTCTTTCATGACAAACCGTCGTTCTCTGTTGTAGCCTCACTATTACTCATTGATGGGGCAGTAGCTGACTTTCCAGTTGCGAATATATTACCCAGTCCACCGTCACCTTGAGCGTAGTTACTGTCGTCTTCCCTAGCAGCTTGGGTATCTTCTTTAACGCGCTCTGCTTCAGTATCAGCATTGATTCCAGTAATTGGTTCAGCCATATCGCGAATGGTTTCGTCACTGAATTTGCCAGTACCATTTAGCAACTGTATAAGTTGTGCGGTCGCATCATCATTCTTAGGCAAGTTTGGCATGAAGTTTGCTTTAACCATTGTATTCCAGCTATCGGAGCTAATTTGGTTGAGTGTTTGCCAGTAGTTAACGCAAGCATTGAGGCGCGCATGTAAGCCGCGTTTAAACAGCGTCTCCTGTAACTTGCGTTCTTGATCACTGCCCCATAGTTTATAAGACATAGCCACACCGGATGCGTTAGAAGCAAAGTTTGGATCATTAACATTAGGCGTATTAGTGTACTTGTGAATTTCGTTGATAAGGAAATTAGTGTACGTTGACCAACCAGCTGCATCATACTGCTTAGTTAGATACTTAGCATCAGGCTGAATAATGTGCTTGGCAGTAGAACCAACGCCGCCACTTGCTGCGAACGGCTCCAAATACCACATGTGATTCTTAGGATCAACGTTCGGGTGAGCTGGTTCAATGATAATCGGCTGGCCGTCTTGGCCTATTTTATTATTACCGTTCTCGTCCAGCAAATACTTGGGCTCTGTCATATTAGAGAACTTACCAGTCAAGACAATATTGGCATTGTTGAAATCTTCCTGAAAGTCAGCCATCATTGATACACTTTTGTCCAGTGCATCTAGTTGGTCTAATTCAGGTTCCCAATCGCCTAGTCGTTCGTCATTGTTGCGATACTCGGTTAATGGAACAGTATCAAAGAAGTGTGGCAATGTATCATCCAAGACTGCATTGGCAACGGGTGAATTAGTTTGAGGCAAGCCGCCCTCACTATGGAAGGTAAAAAGCTGGCTATCAGTATAGACCTCATAGTGTTCTACCAATTGATTATCTAAGATGCCAGTCTGATAATAACGGACACCAACTAGTGGCTTGTGATCGACAGTATCATCATAGATTACAAATGCTTGTTCAGGATCAACTCGAACTAGTCCTAGATTAGTCACTCCGTTTTTAACGTATACGAGATCATAAGCTCGACCAGTGATTGATAAGTCCTTCGCTAGCTGCTGGTTGACATAGTCTGCGTTTGTATTAGTGGTAAAAGTGTTCAATACATTTTGGAACTTTTGTGCCTGACTATCATCTACCTCAGTGTCATCTTGTAGCTTTAATTGAACAGGATTACCTATTAAATAGCCAACTCGAATGCTTGTCATATAACGAGCGAACGCTGCCGCTACTCGATTGTTAGCATGGTAAGGATTGTTACTATCCGCTTGCTTTTTGATTGCGTTGTTAGCTTGGTAATAATCATACAAAGTTTGAAGTCTCAAGACTTGATGATTTTGATGATGATTAATAAACTGATAGACAATCTTCATTAATTCTAACGGCTGTTCTGAAACTGCCGTGTATGTTCCAACTGGCATCGTGTAGTCTCGGTTGGCTTCACGGTCAAAACGCTGCTTTCCATAAATACTATTAATAGTCACTCACTCCCATCTGACGACCAATTGCGTATTGTTCGTCCCATTTAACACCTAATGATCCATCGTAATCCCCCATATATTGACGAACTGCATAACGTAAGGCGTCAATCGCATGGTTGTCTTGGTCTTTAGGCTTGCTTAGCGTGTTACCCATGCGATCACTGTCGAAGACGTAACTATTCAACTCACGCCACAAATTCTTGCATTTAGGGTGAACGTGAATTTGATATTGCCATAGTTGGTCAATACCAGCCTCAACCGGTGTCTTTACAACGCTATCAGCATTGGTAATCCCTAAATCATTTAACTGAGCGGTTCTTTCAGGATTTGCGCTATCTGCGTATATCCTAGCTCGTTCATAGCCGTTAGCTTTTAACCATTCAGCAATATGTGGTGTTGTTTGATGATAGGTGTACATCTCGTCATAAACCCATAGTTGCTTATTGCGAACATCAACAGCAACGGCCACGAAAGCGTTAGGATCATTACCGAAGCCATAGTCTAGGCCAAAGCCAGTCTGCCCACATTCTTGTATCTTATCCATAGCATTAAAGTCAACTTGTTCAACGTTGTTTTCAAATACTAGCCCTTCAGCTACACCCCATTCGCCATCAACAACTGTTTTAGCTCGCCTGGGGTTAGTTTGGTATAAACTATAGAGTCGCTGCTTATATTCGTCAGAGACGAACTCATTGCATCTAACGGTGGTCGTGCGAACAAAGGCGTCATCTCGTGGTTGGTCAAAAAACTCACGCTTTAACCAGTGGTGCTCATTCCAAGGATTAAACGTGAGCGTTACTTGATAAAAGACTTGTGGATCATTCCCACGTAACGATTCAATTACCGTTTGTAGCTTGCTAAATGATTCAATTTCATAGGCTTCTTCTACCCACAGCCAACACAATTCACCAGTAAGGACATTAACTGAAGTCAGTTTCAACGGATCATCAAGGCCACGAAAGATAATTTTCTGACCAGTTGGCAAGTAAGTTATTTCTGGCAATGACTCGTTATACTTAAAGTAACGCTCTAAGTGGAAGTCATTAATAGCCTTCTTGCATTCCACGAAAGTGCTGGTCTTGTTGGTATTGGCATTACGTCTTACGACCAATATATTTGACCAATGATACTTAACTAACCGGTAAATTAAATTGTGAGCAGTGGTTACTGACTTCTTTGACCCACGACTGCCTTTAACTACTCGATAAAAGTGATGATCACGCCAGAAATCGGTATAGCCACGGCCAATCATCTTAGCTAAGTTAACTTTGATTTCAGTCATCTTGGTTATCCTCCTTATCTGGTGTCAAATTATCGTTAAATACAATCCGAACAGTTTCATCAGTATTACTTATCTGTTTAGCTTTAGCCTCCGCAATATCCGCGTCAGCTTTAAGCTTGCGAATCTGTTGTTCAACAAGCTTATCGTTATCCGGATAACGCTTCAGTATTTCCTTAGCAACAGCCGTTTTGTCCTTGGTAGTTGGTGGACGTTCAATAGATTCAGCACCGTCAGCAGTACCCACCACTACGGTTTCTAGCTCTTCACCACGAAGCACTCTAGTGTAAAATTCCATAACCTCTTTGGCGTCTGCAATCTTGCTAGATTCTATCTCAGCCATCTGTTCATCGATGTATTTTTTAATGTCAGGTTTTGTCAGGTTCTCTTGCCCCACTGAGCGAGCTGAACGCTTGCTATAACCCGCTTTACGAGCCGCATCAGCAGCATTTCCATACTTGATATACTCATCGGCAAATTTACGCTGTTTTGGCGTTAACTTTCGTTTCATTACATACCACCACACCTCCGTTTTGTTTATTTTATGTATTAAAAAAGCACCGCAATTAAGCGATGCTAATTTTTACTTATTGCGTTCTTCCTATAACTGTTTCAGTCGTGAAATTGCTTTGTCCCAATCTGTTGAAATGAGTCTGCCTGTACCAGCTTGGTTTTTATATAAACTAGGCACATTGGGAGAAGTTAACAGCCCCTCCTGAAATAGCTCTTGAATAATATCTAAAACCTTATTTCCGTCCAACTCATAAGTTTCAGCTTCCTGTGACAACTGCTCTGGACTTTTCCCAGACTTAATATTACCAATCAAATATTCATATTCATTGCTGTATGTCATACAATCATCCTTTCTATAGGATAATATAGCACTTTAAAAGGCTGACACGTTATTTAACAGCCTCCCAATCATCGCTAAATAATTCAATATTTGTTTCTTTCCATGGCACACATCCAAATCTGGATTGCACATATAAATACGGTGCTGTCATCTTACTGTGCTTATCTGGATATTGAGCAAATACAACAACATCTGGCTTCCATTGAGGGAGCCTAATACCCTTTCCATTTTTCGCTTGTTCTAATGCTTCTCCGAAATCCATGATGGTTCCTCCTTTTTATCCAAACGAAAAGCGCCATGCTTATTTGCACGGTGCTTCTTATCCTTGTACCACTTATCTAGCCGGGAATCAGCCTGCACCCATTCAGGCGGCTCGTACCCGTATTTACTATGAATCATTCGTGACATTGATACCACTCCTAAATTTATGTACACAATCATATAAAAGATCAAGTTCTTTAACATGTAAGGTTGGCAAAAGGACAATCAAAATTAGATTGCCCTTCTTGTTTTCGATTTAATTTTTAACTTCATCAAACGCTATTTGTCTAGCTGACTTCTCGAGGTCTTCCAAACTAGTATCCCAGTAACTAGCATTTTTAATTATTACTTTTATTCTATTAAAACTTTGATCATTTAAAAGAATAGAAGAAATAATAGCACTGTAATTTTTATCCGGTTGTACCAGCTTTAATACTTCACGCAGTGTATTAGCATCAATAAGCAACTTATCAGGCTTTCCTTGATGCTCAATTACATCTTCTAATAAATTTTCTACCTTGTCTAATATCGCATTACCAATAGTAATACGCTTTGAAACTAAAGTATCCGCTGAATTTAATCGCAAAAGATTTCTAGTAGCCCGTGCCTCATCATTTTTAGGTATATAACGATAATTTTTTGTTTGGAAATAGTCTTTAGGGTCCACTAAAGAGGGATCTACAAATCCATGTTTTTTTGTATCATAAGATGATTTATTAATATTACAGTTCTTGCAGATTGGTAGCAAATTCTCCCAATCTAAGACCTCATCGGGATACTCATGTTTTGGATGAACATGTTCCACTTCCATAAAGCCACCCCGTTCATTTAAAGGAGCTTCACAGTAACAGCATTTATGATGCGTCATTTCTAAAAGTGTGTCTTTTATATATGGCTTGTTCCAAACAGATGTCCCATCGTCTTTATATTGTTGAGTTAATCTTTTTACCATCTCATCTGTTAGTTTACTCGGTCGGGGTAATCTATTAATGTGTATCAAAATAATCCCGCCTTTTGTATTTCCAGAATCTGTCTAAGTTCACTCTCAGGATGTAACATTTCATTGAGCTGTTCATATTCTTTTTTTGCTAACTCGACATTATCATCATCAAGCGCATTGCTAAACGAATCTAAAGAATCTTGAAGAACTTTGTTTTTCAGCATACCAACACCCATGACGTCTGATAAAATTTCTTCAAGCGTCCAGCCTTTTAATCCATACTTACTTAAATCCAAAGTCTTAACTTCGACATTTCCATCATTAAGATGTAGGGGTATAATTTCTTGACTATCTAAGCTTTGGAGTACTGCAGGGCTATGCGTCGTCATAATGAACTGTGCATTTGGAAACATCTCACTTAGAATATCAATGATCTTATTTTGCCATGCAGGATGTAAATGTAATTCGACCTCGTCAATAAGAATAATACCATTAAAATCTACGATTTTCATATTTTTAAAGCGAAATTCTATTTCCTCTATAATCCCTAGAATAATAAAAAGGATATTCTTAAAGCCTGTTGATTCGAATTCAAAAAAGACCTCGCTTCCGTGATCATTCAGTAAAATTTCTAAATCTCTAACATCCACCCTTTTATATTTGATATTGGAATCAATTATAGAAACAGATTCCTTCATCTTCCTAATGTTATATTTCTCTGATTCGCTCAATCCATCATCCATTTTTTCTGCAATAATTCTATTTATAAACCAAGTTTTCAAAGTATTATTAACATTGTTTTCTAGAAAATCTCTGTTATTAACGTCAGAACTATTGTATACAGGGTATCTAGAAATTGTATTCAACTGATGATAATCTAAACTTCGATTGTCCGGGTTAACAATAACTTTAACAGCATTTTCTTTAAAAACGCCCCCAAATTCTGAATTCCTATTATCATCAGCCGGAAATACAGATTTAATGGATAACTCCCTCGTACTATCCTTAAATGATGTAGCTTTTATACTACCGTTTTCTGTCCCATATTTTAATTTTAAATCATTTTCACTAAAAACAAAAAGGGCCTTTAGTGCTTTAAGTATAGTAGTCTTTCCAATACCATTAGTCCCGCAGATCACATTCATATGTTCATTGAAAGTTAGCGATAGATCTGATATATTTCCAACATTTTTTAAATCTATTTTTTTTAATTTCATGCCAGCCTCTAAAACTTTAATTTTACTCATTATTGTACTCCTATTTTTCTATGATGTATGTATCAAAAAACTCCCGCCAATAAGCGAGAGCAGTTTGAAGGATTTTAGTTTGAGCAATCAAAGAAATTCGTGAGTATCTAGGCTGCTAAACTAATAAACTATGCCAGCGGCAGAGAGGAGCGCATCACCCCTTATAAATCCGCCGGCTATACAGATAGCTGGATTTGAACCAACATAGACGGTTTTGGAGACCGCCATCTTGCCAATTAGATCATATCTGCTTAATAATGGCACTTAATTCAGTTCTGTGCGCATAAACTAATCCATATTGACAATGATCACTGCTGGACCATCAAAGCTAAAGACTTTCTGGTCTCCAACAGTGATTTTTGCTTGCTCCTCTAACTGTAAGCTAATGGTCTGAATACCTAAGCGAGATTCTAATTCCTTCGAAAGCTCCTTAGTTGTCACATCCTTTAAGTCCATTATTTCATCTTCCTCTCCTTAAAATTAACGTAGCCTGCTGGACTCGAACCAGCGACAACCTGATTAACAGTCAGGTGCTCTACCAACTGAGCTAAGGCCACATGAATGCTAGACGTACAAGCTGGGGTGGCTTACCTAACATTCGATAATACTAATTTACTCCCCTTTTTGACTCATTTACCGGAATCAACACGGAAACTTGTCGGAATTTACTCGGAATTTTGTCGGAGTAAATTTAGCCCTCGTCGTAGTGAGCAATAATCTCTGGCTCATACTTTTTAACGATCAGGTCTTCCACGCCATCCGGATATATCTCAGCGAACATTAACTGGGCTTGTTTCAAATACTTATTAAATGTTTTGTCGGAGATATTCAGGTTAATCATGCACTTAGTTTTTGAATACCGTTTAACATAGAGCAGCATTAATAGCTCTGAATATTTCTCCGTTTCTTCATCAATTGTAACAGCTTCAATGACCTTGACAACTAAATTAGCCATAAAATCATCGTTAGCTTTACTAACTTGCTTGTCTTCAATATGGTTGCCATAGCTAGGACTTTTAGGCATTCCGTCCATTGCTGGACTTTGCAGGTTGAAATTAACCCTGCGAGCTCGTAGTCGCCATTTCCAATAGTCTTTTAGCACCCGTTCCGCATTAGCAATTGTTCGTTCTTCATCAACGTCCTTAAAAATGCTCTCCATCATGCCACCCCTTGTTTTGACTGTGCTATAATTAATTTTGTAGGTATCAATCGTAGCGCGGTCAGCAATGGCAGCGCTTTTTATATGTTATACTGGCAACGGTCATTCGAGTGGTCCTGTGACTAGTCGCCTTAGTAGGCGGCTTTTTGTTTACTCTCGCGATCACTCAACTCCATAATGTCAGCAATGAAGTCCTGGCCAATTTGCGCCTGTTGCTCAGTTGCCGGTCCCACGCTCTAAACTTAATCATCGCTTCCATCTCCTAATGTAATATCGTCTATTTGGTCAAGTACCCATTTACAGCACGCAGACACTCCTATGAGACGTGCCTCGTCAGCTTCACGCTTATGCTCAATTAAAAGTTTGCGTAGCTCTTTCATTTCATCACTCATTTTCAATCCTCCCCGAACGCTTCAAACGCCCGCTTGCGTTCCTCGTTAGTTGGTTGCTTGACGATTATCATGCTGTGATTTCATCGCTTTCTCGGCGTGTTGCTTCATGCGCCGGTGCTTCCGTTTAATCGTTGAACGCTTCTTAGTGTGTTTAGGCATAACTCACAATCCTTCCGGTACGCGCTCTTTAATGTACGTGTCAAACTGTCGTTCAATTTCATGACTCTTTCTGGCTAACTGATCCACTGTTTTAATGTGTTCACTGCCAGTCCGGATTAAATACCCACGAAGCCAGTGCAATGCGTCCTCGACGTTTTTACAGTGTGCTAGGGGTACTTCTACCAGCCGATTAATACCAGACTTTTCATCGTAGCTAGTTACCGGATGCCCATGGCTGTCTAATGACATCCTGTTAACCTTAACTTCGTATTTGTCACTAGTCAGATGATACTGGTCAATTTTCATATCAATCATGTTTATTCGTCCTCCGTAATTTCATCTATTTCTACTCGCGGATTTCGTTTATCAACTGCAAATTCGTCCTGAAATCCCGTGATATGCTTTCGATTGTCGTTGCCTAAAAGTCCAGCCTTCATAAAGCCGTCAAGCACAAACTTTTTAGCAAACGCGATATTGTCCGCATCTTTTCGGTTGTTCTTTGTGTACCACGTAAATTTAAGCTTGCAAGGCCAATTAAATTCAACTCCAGAATTATGACTAGCCCGCGCATATACACTACATAAGGCCGTGTACCGCTTCTTTAGGTTAGCTGCCGCATACCGATTGGCCCGTTCAGCCTTGATGTACTCATTTAAGCTAGGTAGTTCGCCCTTAATCACGACTTTGCTCATGCTTTCGGCACCCGACTAATGTAATAGCCATTAACGATCCCGTTAGACATACTGGCCTGTCTAATCGAAAATTCTGGGGCGTCAATCCTCTTACATAATCGCGCCAGTGTTTGATAGGCGATCACTTCATCAGGATTGTTATACTTCTCAGCACGCCAGTAATCGTTAGTCAGTGGCAGGCTGTATTTATGGACTAAATCCTTTACCCGATTTAATTCAATTGCCGTACTATCAGCTAGTTCTCTAAGCGTATGTTTGCCATGTTTATGTGCTTGCCGAATGGCTTTAATATCTTCACGTTCTCCCTGCTTCGAATCTTGTTTCATACTGGCTAAGTAAGCTTCATCACTGCGTACCTTAGTCCCAGGCTTAACCAGTCTAACCGGAAACGACCATTCACCAGATTTGTAGTTATGCTGCGTGAGCTTAAACATTTCCGGTTCTGGCCCTATTGCTAGTGGGTGATCGATATCGGGTCTGTCAGCATTAATTACTAGCACCTGTGTTTCAGTCATGCGCTCACCCCTCTTTGACCATTGACTTCGATTTCAAAAATTTATTAGCAAAATACTGCTGCCCCTTGCCCGTAATTAGGGGCGTAAAGCGTGTCTTTGAACCATGGTTAGTGGTGATCACGGTTTCTCTCACTTCCATGATTCCCAGCTCCATCGCTCGTTGGGTTGGTGAGTTGTAACGTTTCCCCATCGCTATTAGGTAGCCATGAGTTCTTAACCAATCAAACAAGCGGTTTTGACCAGTCTTAATACCGCGCTGGCGTAATACCTTAGCAAAATTACCAACGCTGATAGAATCGTCTGAGCCTGAAACTGCTTGGCCTAATCTAGCTGGTCCTTGCAACTGTTCATTCTCCAGTTTAAGCTGCTCGTTTTCCCTCATCAGAAAACTATATCCACGTTTGACAACCTCCATTGGGCTGTTCCACTTACCTTCAATCGTGATAAAATAACGGCGGTAAATTTGCCCTTGCGGCGTTTGCGACATCATGGACAACTCTTTCGCCATGTTAACGGTTAATGCATAATCTTGAAGCTCACGTTTGGCGCCGTTATTTACAACCGTAACTCCGGTTACACTTGTGAAATCAATGCCCTCGACAAACATGCTAAAGTTTTGATCAACCCATTTACTAAATCGGGTTGTTAATTCCAGGCCTTTGTGTAGATCCCGGGCAGACACTAACTGCCGTCCATCTTTTTCAGTGATTTTAATCAATTCATTCATGCGCTCACCTCCGTTTGCAATCCTTGTCTAGCTTGCTCTAGATCAATAAAATACTCGGCTGGCTTACCCCAACATTGAGTCAAATCAAAATTTAAGCCATCCCGCTGATATTCAATAATTAAAACCTCGAGTGCAAATAGCTTGTACTCATGAGCGCACACCTCATCTTGCGCACTACCACCGGCCTTTAAATGCCGCTTCATGCGCTGCTTAGTCCAGTGCAACGCGGCCGGTTCATAGGCATGGTTAGCGGCTAACTGGACTAATTGATTGCCCCAATTCATTTAGCTTCCTCCTGACTGTTCATGAGCGCTAGAAAATCCTCGTCACTCATATCGTCCTGCTGGTTATCGCTTGAGTTTGGCTTAGAATCCGCCTGAGAAGCACCGTTTTGCATCCACTTTGGCGTAACTTCTTTACGGCGTGGCTTTGAATAACCACCCGGTTTATTAGCATTAGCCAACCGTTTATCGTGATCATCGGTTGCTTGTTTAGCCTGTGCCAATGTCGTAATCTTTCGTTGCTGCCAGCCCTTGATCACTGCACGCAAATATTTCAAAGCTCCCCGCGACTGCACATCGTGTTCACCAGCAATTTGAATGGCGTAAGCCACCAATTCAGGTTTAAGCACCGCAAGCCATTCATCAATCTCAGGTCGGGCAATACCATTTGGAAATCCCCACAGGTTGGTCCAGTCGTTAATGACTTGCTCGCGTGTCACGCCCGCGTCATCATCATAAGAGTCAGTATCAGTAAAGTCAGGGTCAGTACTAGTAAGTTCTTTATGTTCTACTGGTTGACCTCCACCTTGCCCAACCGGTTGGCCTACTTCATCTAAACCAGTTGGCCTACTTTTATGGCTTGTAGTTGGGTTACTGGTTGGGTAACCAGCTGACCTACTATATAAATTAATAATGCGATATTCAGGTGGTTTAACATTTTTCTTGCCTCTAGCATATTTAATTAGTCCTAGTTGCACTAATGAGTTGCGTGCTTTATCGAGGCCGGGTTCGGATAGTCCTGTCAGACTGAGTAATGCCGAATTTTTCATGCGAAACTGAACGTCCAACTTGCCTTCGTCGTTCGCATAGTCTAATAACTCGCGATACAGATTATTTTGGCCGTTAGAGACACTCGCTTCATACATTTTAAAATTGCGGTACGCTCGTCGTTGCTTGAAGTAATCCAAATTCGTCCCTCCTTTACTAATGGGCCTTTCACCCGTTCGGTGTATTCAGTCACTGCTGCATTCAAGCCAATTCTGTTTAATCAATCCATGAGCAAGTCGTCTGCACTAACGACACTCTCTAACTTTTTGGTACTACGACAATAAGCACAATGTCCGCATTGGGTAGGATCTGCTTCGCCTTTAATGACATCTTGAATATGCTGTTGAGAGTCCAATATCTGGTTCATAGCATTAGTAAGTCGGTACTCCGGTAAATCAATAGCCTGCTTGTCTGGTGGATCCTGTTTGCTTACCGCAACAATGTACGGTTTACACGTCACACCAAACTGTTGCTTAATCAGTTCCTGATACACGGCCATTTGAAGCTGATAGTTGTACGCATAAACAAATGGTTCCCGTTCACGGCTTTCTTCATTCCAATAACCTTTATAAATATCAGCGGTCGTCTTTAGATCCACGAAGTAACCTTGTTTCAAATTGAGGCAATCAATCTTGCCCTTCCAGGGATAACCATCGATTTCACCAGTTACAATCACTTCCTTATCGCCTTGATAAAGAAGATTAAAATCATGGTCGTCAGATAAGGCTTCAATCATGGATTCAACAATTTTGAAGTCCTTTTTGAGCTGGCCTTTGCTGGGACCCCGGCTTGAAATTGCCTCTGGATGTTCATCAACAAACTTGGCATGAGCTTTCTCGCTTTCGAAGTAGCTGTGAAGCCAATTCCCAACGACTAGCGCCGTTGAGTTCATAACTGGCTCCCACTTACCCTGCAACTCGGCTAACGCTTCTGCTTCACATGCTAGAAACCGTTTAAACACCGTCGGCGACATGTAGGCCCGGTCAGTCCAGTTCTCATAATAATTATTCGGCGTCAGCTTCTGATCCAACATCATTGAGGTTGTCGAAGAGGTTTTGCTGGTCGACTTCGTCTTTGACAGGTTCTTGATCATTGCTTGATGCCTCCTTTACAGCCGCTCTAACGGGTTCTTTAGCTGGTTCGGCAGATTCTACCTTCTCGGCTTTATTCTCTGCTACGTCAGCCACCAATGACCTTTTAGCCGGTGTTACGTCCTTCGGATTATCATTCTCGTACTCGGAACTCGTCGTGTCGTTAACTGCTTGCACGAACAAATCGTTGTCGCTTGAACTGTTAATGTAGAACTTTGCAGCTCGATTAATTACAGTCCGTTTAGCCATTTCCTCTGGGAACTCGTTTTGAACCTTCTTCGTCTTAGCGTGGCTCCAACTGGTGTCGATGTCTTTTTTAGTCATAACAGTGTAGGTCCGGTTGCCATTCAGATCTTCGACCCATGCAAAGGCCCCGATAATTGGCTTATCTAGGTTCTCAAAGCTTGGCTCGAACTCTTTAACCACCAACACTCCATTTTCACCGCCAATCTTGAACGTGTCGTCTTTGTGGACAACCTGTGCCTGAATATCTTTCACATTTGAAAGACGCTTTACAACGCTAATTGAGCCGAAATAGGAGCGCTGCATGACTAACTGGTTGCCATAAGGAATGAAATAGCATTGATTTTTAGCCGGGCTCAATCCCTGGATTGCCATGTTCATCAACGCCTTGATAACTGATCCTTGGTCACACTTATCAAGTAATGGTTGGCCCTTAGACGTATCACTCAAAATCAAGTAAGCACTGTTTAATGCATTCCCTACTGAATAATCAGGTGGTAATGACAAGCCTTCATTATTCTTCATATCCTCAATATTGTTATTAACCATCGTAACTAACTCATTACTCATGCTTCTTCCTCCTCTGATACCCAGTGATAGCCCAGACGTGTCATCATCGTGTCCGTGTCGATGTGTACCAGTAGCTCGTCCCATAGACGGGACTGACCAAACACATCAATCAACCATTGCCAATTAGGTTCCTCACCTTGATCTGGATACGACACGCTCACGTCAGTCGAACCGAAAGTGACGATACAAATGGCACTTAACATATCGGCCTGCATATCAGTCGCCCACTGCTTAAAGTCATTGTTATCGATGTAATCTTGGAACAACTGTGCCTTGTCGAACTCGTCGCCATCGTAACAATAGTTATCTGCGTCAAGTACCCAGTCGCGTGAGTCGTTACGTTGCTGCCAACGCTCGTTTAAATCTGCCTGTGCCATTATCATTTGCCCCACCTCCGTGCTAAACGTTGTCTTAGTGACAGTTTCGGAGTAAAATAGAACTCGAAAATAAATTTATTAAGCGTCTTAGCTGCACGGGTACTTCCGATACTCGAGCAGCTTTTTTCGTACTCAAATTTAGGCTTTAGCGATACATATTGCGCAATGGACGCTTGCAATCCTTCCAGATTATTGATAATGATTGGTACTGGGTGATAGTCCACCGTGTAGTCTGGCAGATTAATTACTTCATTCGCCATTATTCAAGCCCCCGTAATTCGTTCAATTCTGTTTCACTCTTATCCAACATCTTGTACAACTTAGTCAGCGATTCGCCATCACTGATCCAAACACTGTTGATAACATGCTTTAGAAACTTGATGTTATTTTTCACGATTTCTTCCATATATCATTTCCTCCTAAATTCCAAACCAACTAGCAACCTCATGACGTTTGAACCACAATGCAGTTAACGCGCAGCCTACTAATGCTCCTTCAATCATTGCGATGCCTCCTATCCATTTTTCCGATTAACTTTATCGATGACTTCTTGCAATTTATCCATCGAGATGCCAGCATACTCAGCTTTCTTAGCTAAATCAGTTATCTCGGCGCTAATCTCTTCAGCGTATTCACGTGGATAACGTTCAATGACTAGCTGCTGCGCTGGTGTCCGATCGTTTGGATTAATTGCAATAGCATTCTCAAACTCAGCTTCCATTGCCTCTCGTTCTTGCTGCTCTTTCTTCTGACGCATTAGGGCTGAGAACATATCACCCTTTAGACGCCTGTCATTCTGGAATGACAGCACTCCGAAATTCTCGCGAGCACCAGAATAGCTAAGCCAAAAATCGTTAATTACATTTGCTAACGACTTCCTGATTTGTGGATCAGTGCTTCTTGATCCACTCTTCAACCGGGACAATTGTCCGGGAGAAACATGCGTCCTATCTGCAATCTGCTGCTGTGTTAGTGTTTTATCTCTACCTAATGCCAATGACAATTGCTCTGCAAACCTGTTTTTCATACCTACACCTCCGTATTTTGGAAAGGGCTTTATATGGCCTTTCCGTGTAATTCACTTATAATTTAGTTAGTCGGGATGGCTTAATAGATAATCCATCATATCGGCTGCTGGAATCTGCCAGCCGTTATGGGTATTCACATAATCAATGAAGCCACCCTGTTCAACATCCAAATCATGGCGATGCTTGGTTAGATATCGTGAGGCTCGTTCGGTTGATTTAGTTCCGTATTTATACTTAGCCAGATCTTTAAGCTTCCAAGTACGAATACCACGTTGTGCTTGCTTCCAGGCTTGGAACCTCTCGTATTCTTCTTCGCTAATGAATTGGAAGCCCTTTGGAGCCTCATGCCGAATCAATATCGTATCTGACATGTTCGCACCTCCTAATATGAAACTGACATAAGTTGGCTAGCTTGCTCGTTATACTCGGCCGTTACCGCCCGGAATTCAGCATCTAGTGCTTCATCGCTTAGTGCCTCAAACATTACTCTTGGTGTTTCTGGCTTAACCTTTGCTAATGCATTGATTAATGTGGTTCGTGATAGATGTGTCATTTTGCCGCCTCCTATTGGTCTTTGACATTTGAATATTTACGGGCTACTATTTGAAGCTTAGATTTGACTACATTTTGTAGCTAAAAAGGTCAAAAAAAATCTTTTCCTTAGGAATATTGAAAAAGTCTTCCAACTTTTGAAGTTCCCGAGGTTTAGGATTCCTTTTTCCAAGTTCCCAAGCACTGACAGTCTTTTCTGACACTTTCACTACCTTAGACAGTTCTAATTGGGTCAATCCTTTTTTCACCCGTAATTCTCTTAAATGGTTCAAATCAACACCTCCTAACTACGTTTTGTAGCTTACGTTAATTATATTACCCTACGTTTTGTAGTATGTCAACGTTAAAAACTCCGTTTTGTAGCATTTATTTAAAAACTCTACTTTTTGTAGTATTATCATCTAAAGATATACGATTGGAGGGGACTCTATGTTCTCTGAGAGACTAAAACTATTGCGTCAAGAAAACAACTGGACCCAAAAAGATCTAGCAGATAGAATAAACGTTTCAGCAAAAACTATTGGTGCATGGGAACGTGGAACTAGAGAACCACCGATGGATACTATCACAGTTTTTGCCAATATATTTGATGTTTCAACTGACTACTTACTTGGAACAAGTAATAGCCGAAAAGAGTCTAGTAATGAAATTGATTTAGGTGAACAAATTGAGGATAAAAACAAAATTCTCAAATATCAAGGTCGTCCAATACCTAAAGAAGACCTTAATTTAATTTTGCGCCTGCTAAAAAGTGGTAAGGATGATGATGCTGAGTGAATGATAAATTCGAAGTGTTTATGGAACGGTTATTACAATATGCGTTTGATAGCAAAATTGGTTATATCTTAACAAAAAAATTGGAACCTTATACACCATCAGTTGCTGTTCCTGAAGACAACCAGATAATTATTAATATGAATTGGCACAATCATGATGAGATTCCATTTTCTTTAGCTCACGAAATTGGACATTTTGTCAACGGGGATACTGGGACACTCTATTACACTTCTAACACATTTATGCAGAAGTCTGAACGGGAAGCAAACCTAAGGGCTTTAGAGCTAATCTTGCCTATTTATGCTGACATTAACCAAGGTATGGTTCCTAATAACTATCAAACTGTTATGAATCAATTACAGATACCACAGTGTCTAGATAATGATGTACGAGTTCAGCTTTTTAAGATGGATTTTCATTAATTAACCTGATCAGCTAGGAAATTATCAAAATCCATAACAAAGGCATTTCATTTATAGATTGCACTTATCGGGTTGATAGCTTGTTGGTCATGAATCCGATTATATTAAGGGAATTTTAGTTCAAATTAATCTATGTGATATGAGGAGTATATATTATGGGTGAAAAGATTTTGGGATTAGTATTAACTATTGTTTTTGGATATATTACATATCGATTGTATAAAAACAGGAACATTAGGAAACGTTTGCGCGTAGGACTAATTATTTTTACAAGTATTCTCACAGTAGCATCGTTATTTGGACCTTATACCAGTAACGATTCAACAAAAAATGTTGATAAAAGTGAGCGTAAAACTAAGACTAGTTCAGCTACTAAGACTACGAACAATGAAAATGAAAAATCTAGTAATGTGGCAGTAAAGCGTAATGCTAGAAGTAAGTCGAATGATGAACTTCAAAATAAAAATAAAGAAGAACTGATTTCAAATCTAAAAAAGGCAAATGATGATGTAAAAGTTGCTTTTAAGGATAATAATATTATTGTTACTATTGATAATGTCTATGTTGTTCCACCAGTAACAACTGCCGGAGATACTGCATATTTGAGTGGAATTTTTAAAAGCATTAAAACTGTTCAGAATAAATGTAATACAAAATACCCAATAGTTTTTAAAGACTCCGATGGTGTAATTGGATATGCAACATACATTGGTGACGGTTGGTATAAAGACCTAACTAATCATGACGGAAATAAGAAAGCTTATAATTTTAAAGATGAAATAGATAAGTAAGCATTAACGGCAATAATATACTTTTAACTAAATATAATAAAAATAGTCCCCTAAGGGGAGAAATCCTACGGCCAAAGACTATTTAAAAGCGTTCACCAAAGAACCTATAAAACTAGAATCCAGGCAACAAACATTCATTGATGCTCTCTTTAGATTACGCAATTCAGTAGATCATCACAATAGTGGTATTACTTCTAAAAGAATCTGTGACACGTTGCTCGACGGAATAAGTGATGTTTTCAACGAATACTACATTCCCTCAATCAAAGCTTTCTAAAAGTTTGCCCATGTTGTTTGCATCAATAGCATCTACTGATTTATATGTCACATTCCCGTTCTCATCATAATCATAATATCTGAACTCCTCATCTTGTGGAAGGTTATCCAATTGACGCTCATCCCGATAAAATTCTAACGCTCGAATCAAAAGTTCACGTTGACTTTTTGTCATATCAAACACTTCCCTTCTTGTAGAGATTATACAACATTCAATGAAAACAACAAAAGCCCCTTACTTGAGCTTTCACGCGAGCGTAGTTCAACGGTAGAACAGTACTCCTTTGAATTGCTAACTAGATACTTTCAGATGTAGGTTCGACTCCTGCCGCTCGCATTGTAACAAATAACCCATACTACCGCTTACTTTAGTACGTACATCACGTGGGCGTAATTCAATGGTAGAATAACGATTTCAGCCCTTCTCTCTCGTTTGAAATTGTTATGTAGGTTCAATCCCTGCCACCCACTTTTAAAAGAAAGAAGGTAAGATTATGGATAAAGATATGTCGAAATATGAACTCATAGATAACATTACTAATGACTTAACCTCTTTTATTAATCTGTATGCTTTCGTTTATCTTACAAAAGATAGCTACTCAAGGAAAGAATGTGACCGCATAATCCAAGGAATGGAAAGAGATATGGTTGATCGTCTTAAGCAAAAATAATTGTAGATACATTCTAATTAACTGTTGAGCCGACCAAAACCCATTGTTGGCTCTTATGCGAGCGTAGTTCAACGGTAGAACGGTTCCTTTAATTCAAATATAGCCTACCTTCCAATGCAGGTTCGACTCCTGCCGCTCGCATTTAAAACTTAATTGGACCTTTAGCTCAGTTGGTTAGAGCAGACGGCTCATAACCGTCCGGTCGTTGGTTCGAGTCCAACAAGGTCCATTTCACGCGAGTGTAGTTTAGTGGTAAAACGACAGCCTTCCAAGCTGTAGTCGCGGGTTCGATTCCCGTCACTCGCTTTGTTTATTTAATAATCCACACTTAACACTAATAATTGTGAAAATACTATTAAAAGGGGGGGATATTTTGTTGCTAAAAATAGATTCCGTCACGGAACAGACAAAAGCCGGTACTAGATGTCCATTTCTTGTTACTTGCAATGATCAAAAGCAGTACATAATGAAATGTCGTAACAACGAACCTTCCAGTGATAAATATTTGTTTAATGAACTTATAGGCTCACGTATCGCTACATTATTAGAACTTCCTGCTCCTAATACGTCCCTTGCTCGTCTTTCTCAACGAACTATTAGTAACAATAGATCACTTGACGACCTCCATTTCATCCCAGGTACCGTGTTTGTCTCCGAATATCTAAATGGATCGCCTGGTATGAACCCTATTATTTTTAATGCAGCAACTAATAGTGACGATTTTGGTGGAATTCTTTTCTTCGATCAATTAGTAATGAACACTGATCGCGGTGAGAATCCTGGAAACTGGTTCTATGACCGAAAATTACGAAAGTTATGTATTATAGATAACAGTAATATCTTTAGATTAGCTAGTATTTGGAATGCGGTAAGTTTGTCACAAGATATGAGAATCCCTCCATGCACATTGGATCAATTGGATCAGTCTGGATACAAAATGATTAGACAAATCATCCAAACTAAAGTAGAATATCCCTTTGATAAAATTAGACGCTTAGCCAAACAAATAACTGTGGAACAAATAACCGAAGCCTTTACTGATATTCCAACTGATTGGAGAATATCAATGGCAGAGCAAACAGCAGCTTTTGATTTCATTTGCTACCAGTTTAAACACACAGATGATATAATTGCCGCATTAAATGTCTATGTTAGAAAGGAGGCAAATTGATAATGGCAGAATTCAAGTTATATTTTTCAGTATTAAAATATATTCCAAGCCCCATAAGAAGAGAATCAATTAACGTTGGTGTAGTTTTCCATATTCCAGAAATGAAAATTTCTCGATTTCAATCTATAAAATCAACCAACAGATTATCCAGTTTTGATGATGAATATGACAAGGAGTTTTTTAAGTTAATGATGGATTCTTTTCATTATGAATTTGACTATCCAACTTCTATCAATAATGAGCTTAGTGCTAACGTTATGCTAAACAATGAAGTACTATCCAATCCTGACTTTCTTCGCCAGCAAACCAATGACTACTCAAATGAATTTCAATTTGATGCTGTTAATACCATGTATACATCTGATTCAGATTATGTTGCTGACATAAATGACTTAATAAAAACTTATCTTTACTACGATCGCCCTAAATCTGAACGTATCACTGCTCAGGAGGTACGTCGTCTGCTGTCTAAACAACTGCGCTTAACTGGTTTTAAACACATACAGCGTAAACCAGATATTCCTAGTGACTTTGATAATAAATCATTATTTGATTTTCAAATTGGCGATTATTTTATTAAAGTAATTTCATTCGATTATGCACATTCAACCACAATGGCAAAGGAAATCAAAAGCGCTTTATACGATTTAGATGAGGCTACCAACAATTTTGATATAAGTAGGATAAAAATTGTTGTTAATGACGCCTCTGAGACATCCAATAAACAAGCGTATAACCTATTCGCAAAAAAGGTTGAACAATATATGTGTTCAAAAAATAATAACATTGAAATCGTTTCATTATCAAAATTTACCAGCAGCAAGTTTTAGTATCTCTTTTATTAAGTGTAAAACATATGCCCCCTGAAAGGGGTATATATTTTGAGTTAAAAAGAACGTATGTTTGGGAATGTCAACCTATTGTTATTTCCAGTTGGGAGGAATAAAACATGTCAGTAACCAAACTTAATAATGGTAAATGGCAAGCCCGTGTCTCTTATAAAGATGATGACGGTAACTATAAGTCGGTTACTCATTTAGAAAAGCGCAAAACTGACGCTGTTGAGTGGGAAACTAAAACTAAGAATGCTCTGCTGGAAGGTGCTGACTTATCACGTAGTACCGAGAGTCTAAAGCATTACTTTCTTGATTGGATCAGAATTTACAAAACTGACGGTGTATCGCGTCATACTCACGAGCTATATATGGGCAACTGGCGTCACATCTCTGCATATTTTAAAGATCGACCTATGAGCGCAATTAAACGTCCAGATTACCAGAAGTTCCTGAATGAATTTGGCCGCAGTCATGGAATTGCCACATCTCACAAGCTTCATCAACAAGTACACACTGCAATCAAGGACGCCGTAGCTGATGGTATTCTAAAACGAGACTTTGCTTACAAGGCACACGTCACTGGACGCCCTCCTAAGCCCGTAGAGGAAAAGTATTTGACGTTGTCCGATTATAAGAAGCTGCGTAAATACCTCATTAAAACGGCTGATTATGACCACATGACTATGCTAATGATGCTGTTTCAACTAGAAACTGGAACTAGGTTCGAGGAAGCTGCTGGCCTAACGTGGGATAATTTAGATTTAAATAACGGAATAGTTCACATTAAACAGCAATGGGACGCCCGTAGACAGACTTTTCGTCCAACTAAAGGAAATGGACAGGCCGATGGAGATATAACCATAGGACCCGCCTACTGTCGTTTTATGAGGAGCTATCGTAGCACGCAGAAAGATTATTTAGAATTGCACGAAATGAAGAATCCTAAGAACCTCGTATTTTGGTCCAAACTAGGAAAAATAGTGGGCAATGGGAATGCAAACGAAGAGCTAGGACGTATTTGTAACCGTCTAAAAATCAACAAAGTTACAACACACGCCATGAGGCACACACACGCTTCGATTCTTATCCTAAATCATGAGTCCCTTCCCTATGTTCAACATCGCCTTCGACATCAAAAACTAGAAACGACCGTTAACACCTACGTCCATCTTATTGAAGAAGAAAACGGCGTGTCAGATAAGAAGGCTACCGAGCTAATGGACGAAGGATTTTAAAAATGATAATTTTATGATTGCTGTAGTCCTTGTGCCGCAAGGGATTACAAAATCATTTGTTAATTTTTCTTCCAAAAACTGCTATATTTTGGCTACTTTTTTCGTTTTTGGAAGAATCGTGGAAGAACATATCGTGTTTGAGTGGTTTTCGAGTGTAAAACAAAAGCACCAAAACGCCTTTATATCAGCGTTTTAGTGCTTTTTCGTTTCTCTATATTTGTCAACTTATCACCCGCACGGGGATCGAACCCGTAACTCCGCCTTGAGAGGGCGACGTCTTAACCAATTTGACCAGCGGGCACAAATTCATTTATTATCTTACCGAATGATAAGCGGCTTGTCAAATATAATTAAGATTTTTGCCACCTAAAAATCGTCACAACAACTAAACCAACAAATAAGAGCAAACAGTAGACCACACTACACCAAAAAACGAAAGTCAATAATTGCGGTAACAAAAAGCTGCGCATAACTGCTAATCCGATGGCCGTGACCGCCCATACGATCAATTGTTGTCGCAGATGATCGAATAAATGATCTAATTCTGACTTCGACATACACTCACCTTCCATTTAACTAGTTTAGCCACCAACTGATACGATATTCAAGCAAAAATGCAAAAAATAGACACAAAGTTTCAGCAAAGCCTTGACAGTATTTGCTGGAAAAGTTACTATTAAATAGTTGTTATTGGGTATTCGCCAAATTGGTAAGGCAGCGGACTCTGAATCCGTAATTTACTGGTTCGAGCCCAGTATACCCAATATTCGTTATCAGCTGTTATCATTGGTTGTCAAAAACACCGTGATTGCAGCTTTTTTATTACTTTAGTTTATCATTAATTGTCATCTCTTTTCACTAAAAGTCAGCCAAAAGGACAGCCAAAAATATAACAAAAAAGCCACTGTTTCCAGTGACTTAATACTTGCGCGGGGCAGTGACTGTTAGCCAACTTTGGTTAGCAGTTTTTTTCGTTAGGCCATTAGTCTAACGCTTATTATCAAGGCAATGACTGCAATAGTAATGTGTATCACAAAAATAACCTTTCTTATAGTTTTAGGTTCATGATAATCAAACGGCCACTGAATAAAGTCAAATACTGACAGAATCATAAAGTTAAACGCTAATAAATTTAGCCCATAAACAGTCACCGGCATAGACAAGCTGAAAGCCATGCGGCCATATTGTAATAGGCTACATGTTATCAAATATGCCGGAACAATCAACAATGTAATATTTACAGTAACTTCGAACAACCATTTTTTAATGAAATAACTCATTTACAAGGACACTCCAGTAAATATTTAACTGCACATTATTAATTATACAGTAAAATTGTTGAAGTTTGGCTATAGTAGCATTCAAACCGTTAGATCACTGTAAAATTTTGCAAAAGCGTGTAATGCTTCATTCTTCATATAATTAAACTTGCTAACACTAACCGATAATTGGTTACAAGCTTCATTGCGGGTGAAATGCTTCTCAATAACGTAATCATGTAAAATAAATTGATATTGTGGATCATCAATTGCATTTAGGGCGTCTTCGACTTCTTTTAGCTGGTAAGACAGGTCAACATGGTTTATCAGGCGGCTTTCAGCGCCGTTTCGGCTGCTATGGCTTGACACTCCATCGAATGAGGGGCTGGAAACTTGATTAAAAGCCGTCAAATCACGTTTTAGTTTGGCATATTGCTTTAATAAATTACGAATTTTCTTAACATCTTGACGCATCGGAATCACACTTTCTGATCCCAGATATATGTATAAAAAAGAGGCTCGGGGGAAGAGCCTCTCACTATAGGATATGATAATCGCCGTTATTACGGGAAAGTAATATTAGGACAAATTACAACATTAATTTTAGTACCAATCATTTCATATGTCAATCCTAAGCTTCAATTTTTCCACGCAGTTGTTGAATCATACTGACAACTTGATACGGTGTCTTTGTCATATCAGTTACTCTGTTTTGATACCAGAATTGTGTCAGCAAGGACACCGCAAAATCGTACTGTTTATAGACAGTCAGATCTTCATTCTTGCTAACGGCCGTCTGCACGTAGTCCTTAGCGGCGTCTAAATAGCTTTGAATCATTGGATCATCTTCGGTTACATCGATTCGCAGGCTTAGTTTAATGTCGTCTACAGTCACTGACAACTAATCACTTCCTCATAAGTTTAACTTTACTCTCATAAAATTATATGGTATAAGTATAGAGTACTCATTGCTCGGTAGTTCAGCGGTAGAATAATTGACTGTTAATCAAGAGGTCGCTGGTTCGATCCCAGCCCGAGCAGTTTCCAAAACACATATTTATCATAAAAGGCCGTGACCTTGAAGTCACGGCCTTTTTATTACCAAGTCATAGCATAATAGATTACCTCAAACACTTTAAAAGCAACATATGCGGCGAATACATACGTGATGATAATACCACTGTATGCAAGGATAAATGTGTTCTTCATGGAATCACTCCTAAAATTATAGCTGCACGCTCTATTAAAATCTGATAAGCGTTATCATCATACTATCACTTGTTGCTTGAAATCCCACTCATTTTGTCTTCCTATTTACCAGCAGTCGCAGTTCCTAACGCCACGTTGATTACAGCGGTTTTATCAATCACTTCATAATCATTCCGCACAATTACGGAAAGACCTTGGCTGAACTGGTCGAACTTGTCCCATTGGGCAGTTACTTGGTTACGCCGGAAAACAGCCACCGCTTGTGATAAGTCCCCCGCAATCATTGGGAACGTCCCGTCCGCGTTGTTAGCCAGTAATTTATCACTGATCATGACGACTGGTGCCCCTAATAAGGTGAATCCACTGGGTGCTGTTGGATTAGGCTGTAATAAGTAACGGCCCTCGGTGTCCTTGAGTGTATCAAGGTAATTAAACCCGGATTGGTTCACTAGCCACATCTTGCTCAAGGCGGGATCTAACGTCACGTTGAAAATCTTTTTAAGATCATCAATACTGGTGGCCGTTGCTTTAGCAAAGCTACTACCCGTTAACAGTCCCATGATCTGCGTGTTGTCCGTGTTATCAACCAATTGTTGTAATTGCGTTTTGACTTCACTGACAATATCAACTTCGGCGTCTTCCACTACTTCGTTAGATAAGGCAATTTTACCCGCCCGGGTCTTCACATCAAACGGCACTTCCGTAAACATGTTTGCGTCAACGTCGGCAATGTCCGCTAGTTCGTTCTTAGTAGCCAGCACCGCAGATTGTTGACTAGTGGCAATTGGATAAGTCCCGGAACCGCTAGAAACTTGCTTAACCGTTGCATATTGGGCAAGGTTGTACTTAGATTGCTTTAATTGGAAAACAGGGGTAATCAGTTCCTTAGGAATAACGGCACTGGCACCGTCCGTCTTTAAACCGTCCCGAGTTTCCCCGTGCGTCCGGACATATTGTTCAAAGGCGGGAATACCAGTTTTGTTTTCGTTGCCATTGTCGTTGTTATTGGGATCAATAATTGTTTGTTTTGCCATGTTATCAGGCTCCTTTTCTTGGTTAATAAATTTTTCATAGCTACGGGTATCAACTTGAACATTGGTATCGTCATAAGCGGGAACAGCAACCACTGAAACATCGAACAAGCTCTTAACTTGATTAATGGTTCGGGTGATATTGCCATCATCATCTTTAGCCCATTCATCGGTGTTGTCGTCACTATCAAATCCAAATGAACAGGAATCAACGTTCCCACTTTGAACTTCTTCGTATACATCATTAGCAAAAGACGTATTTGGTAGTTGCGCAATGAAATGTAGCCCCTTATCGTCCGTTTCTAGCGTTAACGTGCCCGCCTTGACACTGGCTAACACTTGGGTATAGTCGTGGTTATTAAGCATAAGAACGTTTGATAAATCGACACCATCAAGGGCCTTGGGGGTTACAATTTCGGTGAAACCGCCTAAATCTTTGCTTGGTGAATTCCATACAATCGCATAACCGCTAATTGTTTTGCCCTTAGATGTCTGTGAGTCTTTAGGTTGCGGGTCTGCTGAATTTTCAGCTGGCCCGTCTACCAGTGTTTCTGGCTGTGGTGTTTGTGCTCGCAACTCGGCGTCAATCGTTAACCGTCGGTCTTGTTTCATAAATTAGTCACTCCATTCTTTTGTAAGTTTAAGAAAATATCGCCATTGTCAGTTGGGGGTAAGCCAATCTTGGCACGGGCTTCATTGCGGCTCATAATGCCGCCCGTATAACCCGCTACGGCTTGGGCTTGCTGGGTCTGGGGGTCAAGGCTCAATAGCTTGTCCGTATTAAACGTGAAGTCATGACCAAGCTTAAATGATAGCTCGCTGGTAAAGCTATCAAAGTAATGTTGCAACGTGCCTTGCAGATACTGCACGCCACTTTGCTCTTGGTTAGAATGATCATTTTCAACCCCTAAGCGCTCCGGTGGTAAGCCAAAGGCTTTAGCAATTTGTCGGGTCGTCCAGTCATTCGAATTGACCAGCTTTAATACATCGGTATTTAAGGATAAGTTGCTAATGTCCATCGTATCGTCAGTCACAATCGTGTTGATCGCGTTGTCACCCGTATTGGCTTCATCAAACTGGTTGCGAATATTGCCCTTAGCTTCCGGTCCTAAATCAGATTGATGGACTTTAATAATCGTGGTGCCGTGCACACCAGCAGTAAAAAAGCCGGTTAGCAATTTATTGCCGGCCGACTGAATCTGGCGCTCATCTTTGAGGGCATATAGAGGACTAATTCCCGATACGCCGTCTTTGGTGAAATATTTGAAATGTAAAATGTTGTTAGGCGCGATCTGACGACTGTTACCACCAATCGGGGTATAGGTGTAGGTTAACGCCCCACTGACGTCATCTTGTTCAACTGTCAATTGGTTATTGGCAATCAATTTCAACGTATGGTTAGGCAAAATCTCCGCAAAACTATTGCCATTGAGTAACAGGTTGGCCGCCAACGCATATTTGAAATGGTAGCCGTCCATTTGGCTATTGGGGGTCTGATTAATCATCGTGTTAAAAATGGCCGTATCGCAAACAATCGGATTGCTGGCAATGTCGCTCGCAATAATGTTAATTGCCGCGTAAATGTCACTATTACGCAACACCGCCGCACTCACAAACGTATACGGGTCATTGCTTGATAAACTAACCAAGGCGTCAGCTACCGGATCATGCGTGCCGCTGGTGGTACTGCTTTTAACGAAGAAACTCATTTAATCACCTCTTTGCTTTTCATAATTAATTAGCAAGGCCAACAAAATCATGGCTATGCCAGCCAATATTAACCCCGCTTGCCAACTGATCCAGCAGCCAAAACCAGTCACTAAGCAGATTAAGCCAATCACCAACAAGATCGTTTGTACATAATCAGAACAAATCTGCCGCAGTCGCTGTTTTGTAGTAATCTTCTGCATGTTGTTGATCCTCACTTTCTTGGTAATAGTCCATACCCGCTACAAACGCGTTAATCAACGCCGCAATCGGGTCAATCCGGTTACTATTGCGGGCTTTATCTAGTTGCCAACCATTGTTTAGCACTTTCAAGATGGCGTTATTGACCGCATAAGCGAGAATCTTGTTACCGTTATGTTTAATCTTGTCATCGTAAAGCTGATCACGAAAATTGCGGGTTGGAATATTCAAAGTCTTGGTGCCTTGTCGCACTTCAAACAGTGGGTAGCTTAATTTCTCGAATTTTGTAATTAACGTTTGCGCGTTATATGGGTCATACGCGACGGCTTTCACTTTCCAGTTGTATTTTCCGACTAGTTTTTGTACAAAATCAAATAGCTCGTCATAATCAATAATGCCACTATCTAATCGAGTAATACTACACTCACCAGCGCGCTCCATTGACCGGTAATCAATCCCATCACGTTTAATCTTAGAATCAAGGCCGTACTTAGTGCCCACAAACGAATGACTATCACAATAAAACTGACCATTGCCAATTGGTATCAACCAACTAACCGCGGTCAAGTCATTACTTTTTGATAAATCAATGCCAATATAGGCGTCACGATTATGTAAGTCGGGTACCTTGGCCAATTTACCAGCGGCCCAATCGTCGGCTGAAATATAGCTGTCCTCACTGGCTTGCAACCACATATTGAAGTCCTTAACCAGTACCGGAATGAGATTATTTTGTTTAATGGCAAGGTCAACATCGGCCTGAATCTTTTCCGTCATGCGTTGTTTAACGTGTGGTTCACTGAATAACGGGTTAGCCTTGATCCAGTTGGCTTGATCGTAAACTTCTTCGCGGTCGTCCAGTTCCCAGATTGCCACAAAATAACGGTCAGCTTCGGTTTTGCCCTTTAAAACGTCCGTCAGCATGTCATATTCGGCGTGCATTGGAACGTTAAGGTTAAGACCCGAGGTGGAAATCACCGCCAGCAGGGAATTATCCTCTTGCGCCTGACCAGACTTTAAAACGTTGTACACCTTGGGGTCTTTAGCTTCGTGCCATTCATCTAAAATAACGGTAGTCCCGGCATAACCATCAAGCGTACTGGTATCACTGGCAAGGGCTAGGGCTTGCGAATCAGTTTCTAGGTCGGTAATGGCTTGTTTCTGTACCTTAATCCGTTGCCGCATGTACTTTGATTGCTTACGGACTTGTCGTAGCCCACTTGATAGCATGTCGTAGCCTAATTTAGCTTGTTTAAGGGCGTTGCTGACGAATAATACCTGTCGGTTACGGGCGGGCTGACGTTCTCTTAAAAGCCCATTAGCGGCCATACCAGAAGCCAGATAGGTTTTACCGTTCTTCCGAGCCATACTAATGAATGCTCGATCATAGCGCCGATTACCGGTTGCTTTTTCACGCCAGCCATACAGCTCACTGATAATCCATTTTTGAAAGGGTTGCATGGTGAGTTTGCTACCGTCAGTCTTAGGCATTAATTCGATAAATTTAACCGCCTGTGCCGCTTTGTCTTCGTCATAGTAGAACGGGAAGCTGTCTTCTTTAGAACGGCTTAAATCGCGTTTAAATCGCTCGCACGCCCATTTAATCTTTTGACCAGCCAACACTTGGCCCGATAAAACTTGGTCAACATATTCAATCATGACAACATCGCCTCGAAAGTATCTTCGGGTGTCTCATCTTTCTGCTTGTTTAATTCCATGCGGGCCCGGCTCGATAGCGACATGCCTAAATCATTGGCTAAGGCTTTTAAATCTTTCATCGCTTGTGACTGCAAGGCCACGTAAGGGTTCGGCTTACGTACACCAGTATCTTGATTAGTTTGTACCAGTCCGTTCTTACGAATATCATTCTCACAAGTCTGTACCGTTGCATAAGCGCGGCAATAACTGGCTAACATGGCCCGGTCAAGTTCACTAATTGGGGTATTGGCCTTTAAATAATGCGCTACCCGTTGCCATTCAGTTAAGGCCCGATCATGTAACCAATCTGGCGGGGTTAAATCAAGCACCGGATAATCAAACAAGGCCCTTTCAGCGTCTTTACGTTGATCACGCTCATCATTGGTTAAATGTTTCTTCATACTGGCTAAGGCTTTTACTTTTTGGCTCATTCGGAGCACTCCTTTCGTTTAAATTTACGTACCAAAAAGCCCCCACGGGTTAGACCCATAGCGGCTGATTGATACATATATCCAGAATTCGTTTATTATACCTATATTATCGCACATATTCCGAGAAAGCGCAATTAATGATATGTTTATATTTACACATCACCCCCTGACTGTTTATTTGTTCAAATTTCGCATTATTAGTAGGGATATTTCACAATCCAGCAAAATCAGCAAAAAATCAAAGTTCAAAAGGGACTTTTATAAACCCAAAAGTCCGTCTGTCGCTCCTCTCGGGTCGGCCATAGCCCCCCATATCAACGTTTCTGGGCTGTCATGCCGTTTTGAATTAGTCTCGTGGCCGAAAATTAAGCCGCCAACTTGAATTGCAAGTCGAAAATTTCTACTCACTAACTCACCCGAAAATTCAGGGCAGTATTCCGCACTTGTGAGGAAACATCTTTGCTGTCCAACTCAGCCGAAAACTCGTCGCAGTCAATTGCCAAGTTGGGCAACTTAGACGCAAAATGCGGGTTGGTTAACTCGGTCGAAAATTTCGACTCAGTAGCTCGGCTGAAAGTTCAGCGCAGTATTGCGCAGATCTATTGCCTAAGTTAAACTTAGCCAGTCTGGTTCACTCAGCGGAAAACTCCGCTCAACTAAAAAGCGCCGCACCTTTCAGCACGACACTCATTGGTTATTTAGTTGGTTGTTCCCGTTGTTCTCTAGCCAGTCTGGTCTTCCGGTTATGATGTCGGTAACACAATGGTTGTAGGTTACTTTCATCTAAGCGACGTGACCAGTCGTCTTTGATTTCAATAACGTGGTCGACCACATCGGCTTTACGGATCACCCCATCTTGGTAGCACTGTACGCATACCGGATTGCTTTCAAGGAACCGCCGTGACAACTTGCGCCACGCTGACGACTTGTAGAACTGTTGATACTTGCTCTCGTCAGAATCATACATGCGTTTGTGATACCGCCACTTGTTAGTCGCCTTGTGGTGCTTCTCACAGTAGCGTGTATCATAGGCAACTAGCCGTCCGACAACCCGGGTGCTCGCATTGCTTCATTGGCTTAGCCATGACCGTTGACCTTGGTTAGTGTGACCACGTCATAAGCATTCATCTCGCTATCAGAACTGACACCAGCAACGCGATACGTAACCCCATCTAGTATTGCTTCCAAGGTCGTTGTGATCCGATCGTCATGGCGCACCACAATTAGCTGGTTAGTTGTCGCAGTCGTACCAGTAAGGCTAATCGTGTTACTGATGGTCAACGTATACTCACCACACCAGACAGTGAACAGTGGCACGAATTGTTGCTTGGTTGTGCCGTTTATTGGATTTTCAACTGACTTGACGGTGCCAAACTGTACCCGCTTATTTAGTCGACTTAGATTATAGTTCTTCATCGTCATCACCAGTCCTATAAACCAATGCTTCACAATAGATCACTTTTGAATCGCTCACCTTAATAAAATCAAATTCTACATCTAACAGTTCGTCATCAATATCTTGTGCTTTGTCGACTTCCGAAACTTGCGCAAATAACTCCTCCATATTGTCAGCATGTACCATCTTAATTTTCATTATTTAAACTCCTTTTATTCTCTAAAATATTGCTTCTTAACTACATCAACAACATGATGATTTGCCAACAGGTCATAGTAATAGTAGTTATATGTTTCCCTGCTCATAATCATTACTAGTGAAGACTGGCCGGGATAATACCAATCTACTTTGCTATCAAATATCACGCCCACTAAATCAAGCGACAAGACGTGCTCCGCTATTTTGCTATGAACGCTATCGGCCGGCCCATAATCATGAGCAATTGCAACAATTCGTGTAGTTCCACTTACCTTTTGCAATTCGGCATGATCCAACCAATCTCCAAGGTAAGGTGGTGTGTCATACTTATTACCCGCATTGTATGAACGATCACCTGCTAGTAGTTTTTCAAGACTATGTGGGCGTTCATACACGGCACATTTATCAAACTTAAATACGTCTTCAAATTTTTTGAGATTTTCTGAACTGCTATATTTTGTGTCTCTCAATAATTGCATTTCTTGCCATTTCATACGTGTTTCCTCCTAGAACTGGAAATGTTTTTTTAACGTGGTCCACGTGGTCCGGTGGTCCAAACGTTGATATATCAGCACTTCAAAGACACCCTGACGTGGTCCATTAGGTGGTCCAACGTGGTCCACTTGGTAAATTTCTGATTAAACTTCGCGCATATACCCATGTAGACGTTGGCCATTCATTCTAATTCGTTGACTTTTCCAACCATCCATATTGTCCATTAACAACTTAATTCGCTTAGCTTCCGAGTTTGTTCGCCCGGTTAAATAACGATCAACTGTTTTATGGAAGACAACTTCCATAATTTCCCGAGTTGTTGTTTGATTGAGTAGTTTCCGTTTATTACTAACTTGATCTTGTAACCACTTAGATTGCTGACCGTAGTCACTAACATAGCTTTGTTTTAAGCTGGTACTCATTTTTCCCCAATCTGTGGGAACTTCCATTGCTAAAAACGCTTCGATGGCATCTCGCATAGGGTAGACAGCTTCCGCAGCCATCTGATACGCCTTAGCCTCTTTCACAGTGGCCTGATCCAGATATAGCAGTTCACCATTCCTAAACCAGCACATGGCCTCCGCCAATACTTGAAGCATGTAATTCTCGTCCGGGTGCCATACATCTAGCTTAGCCTTGTTGACCCCACATTTAATTGGATAGAAGCGCCGTTCACCGGTCGCGTCCTTTAAATAGTCGGTTTGGTTAGTCGTGCCAATAAATACGCATTTACGCGGGTGTGGCAACGCATAGCGGCCGTAACTATTCCGATATGTGTCGGATTGTGCACTAATAAAATTTTTAATTCCCTCAACGTCCGTTTTTTTCATGGCGGAAAGCTCGGCAACTTCAATAGTCCAACTACCTTGTAACTGTTGATAATCGTCTTTCTGCTTCCCCATTCCTTTCAACGAATCATTGAATTTATCTGGGTATAGATTCTTACCAGCCGTACTCTTGCCAAGTCCTTGGCTTCCCTCTAAGATAGGGACAATTTCAAACTTAACTCCGGGAACATAGGCCCGGGCAATAAGACCAGTTAGCCATTTCTTAGTGATGGTGCGGGTGTAGTGATTATCTTCGGCACCTAAGTAATCAATGAAATAACGTTCAGCACGTGGCTGGCCGTCCCATTCTACCGCTTCAATACGAGCCTTAACCGGATTGATTGTCTTGCGGCGTGCTTCTGTAACTACCGCGTCGGTAATGTTTTCCTTGCTGAATAACAAGTTGTAATGATCTTCAATATAACTTCTCAATAACGTGTCATCACTATCATTCCAAAAACCTTTTTTGAACAGTGAGTTGTCTGCTTGTGGTGTTTTGACAATTTGTTCCGAGAACTCGTCAAAGACAACTAGTCCTTTCAACATTTCGTCATGTTCCATAATTAAACGGATATTGTAAAGAGACTGTGTTTTGATCCCATCGTCCGAATTTTTTTTGAAATCATTCTGCCAATCAGCGTCACGTTGCATTTTGATAACATTATTGGCCGCTTCTCGGGTCTCTGCTGGTAAATCCATTGCTTTGCCCATTAATGAACCCCCTTACTCTCTCGTTTTAAAATGGATTGAAAAATCACATTAACTTCCTTGCTTGGTAGTGCCGGATCAACGAACGAATCATTGATCACTGACAGCATGTTATAGACTGTCTTGGGATCAGCACCGACGCCAAACATACGACCGGCAATTTTAGTTAACCAAGCATTGCGATTACCTTGGGTTGTCCCAGTTACCATTTCATCTAACAAGCGACCGGTATACTTCTTTTGGCGTGTGGCATAGGCGCGTTCTGACGGCCAGTTCACTTTTTGCCCCGTCAACTTATCAACTAGCCATTGAGGAGCCGGCTTAATATCAGCCAACGTTCGGCCACCTAAGGGTTCATACACTTTGCCGTTAATCTCACTTGGTGCAATCACCGTGAAGTCACTTAGCAAGTCAATTCCGGGCCAAACGTCAATTTTGCGAACCTTAGCACCCACGTATTTAAAAAAGTAATGGACGCCGCCGTTAGCCGTCCGTTCAATGTAAGTATCTTTCGGCAATGTCAGCCCTTGCTTAAATAGTTGTACCAAGCTAGTCCGACCATTTTTAGTTGGCTCGTGCATATCAATGTCAACAACTAATAAATCCGATAAATCTAGCCGCAAGCCTAAGTTGTAAGTTGGGTGCTTTTCGAACCATGCTAAGATGGTGTTCTGGTCACTAGTTGCGGCTTGGTAGCCGGCCACCCCTTTAGGTGGCTTTTTCGTATTCTTAATCAGTGGGTAAACCGCATAGCCTTGTTGGGCCAGCTCAATGGCTTTATCAAGCGTTGCGAACTCTTTCATTTTTCAACACCGCCTAATCTTCGGGACAAATGGCATTGCTAACTTCTAACATCACACTAGCAATATTCAATAGATTATTTTCAAGGTTGCTTGATTGCTGGCTCTTAAAGAAATAGTCACACCAATCACTATCATATTTCGTAACAGTCATTGCCATTGATAAATTATCAATACTTACTTTCAATGATTCCCACGCCGTTTCTAATTTTTCAGATTGTTCCACTAATTCACTATTTGTCATTTTCCATTCTCCTTATTCGTGTTAAAATAAGGGAAAGCATATTTTTGATTATCTCTTAGACCTACTACTCGCCAAAGTAAAGTAGGTCTTTTTTGTATGCTTTCCCATGCGACTGACCTCACATTCCAAAATAACGACGCGGGTTCTTGATTAACTTAACCACCACGTTGCCAACAAACGACACAATCATAAACTTGATTGCCCATAAGATTGCTGTTGCTATCATAAAATCACCTCCCTTAAATTTATTCTGCCCCCGCACGGTACAATTAAATTTTATGTGCTTCCATGAACTTATCAGCGTCTAGTTGGTCAATATGTTTTGTACCGTTGATTGCAACTACTCGTAAACCCTGCTTAATATATTTGTAAAGCGTGTTGTATGACTTGATATTTAAGCAGTCCATAGCTTGCTTATATGTCATATAACGTGGCAATTCTTTCTTCATTCTATTTCGTCTCCTTTAACAATACTTTTTGTCTTACCAACGAGTTCATCATATATTATACATTTTGTCTTGTCAATAGTTAAAAATACTTTTTGTCTTGTTTCAATCTTGTTAATGGCTTATACTTCTTTTAGAGGTGATAACATATGAAAAACAGGCTTAGAAAACTACGCAAGGAAAATAGCCTAACCTTGGCTGAACTCTCAGAAATGTTATTTAAACTATCAGATTTAAGAATATCTCCAGATTTATTAAGCAAATATGAACGTGGCGAAAGAAATCCTAAAAAAAGTGTGTTAGTAACGCTATCAGAAATTTTTAAAGTGCCACCTCTCTATTTAAATGGAACTAAAGATGTTCATTCTCTTATAAAAGATGGCGCCATTTCAAAAATGAAGAGCCAAAACTTGAATATTGGCATATCAGAAGACAAGGGGGGATATTCTTATGAAAAAATAAATGAGTACCTAGAAGACTGTATTGATAACAACCCGCTTATAGATTATATTTTTAGTAATGAGTCTGATTATAAATCACTCAATGACAAAGTTAATCAAGCAATATATGTTGTATCTGAATATGTACTATTAAGAGTAGAGACTTATGATTTTAGTGTTTCTGGAATGTTAACATACTTGTATTTAGAACTTGATCATGCAGGAGGAAAACTCGTTGATGATAATTTGAACTTGACCCAAAAGCAAAAAGACAATATGGCACAAGTAGTCCCAGAATTTAAAAAGATCCGGGAAAATGCTATCCATTCCCTATTGAAACTAGCCAAAGATAAGAATTTTGAGTTTGAAGAGGAAAACGCTGTTTCACTAGACTTTTTTAAAAAAATAGATTCGTCTAAGTAA